ATGCCCAAGGATCACGCGGCTCCTTGGGCATTTTCGCTTTTATACTCTGCAGCGCATAAAATAAGTTAGGCCGCGTTGCTCTCTTCGTCCGGTTCCGGCGAAGGCGCATTCGGTCCCGGAACGATCGACAGCCGATGCGCAGGAGCCGGCGCGGCCGAATCAGAGAACTCCTCGTCAGAAGCTTCGGCGACGGTCGTTTCCGCTACGGCGTCCTCGATATCGGTTTGGCCGTCGTCCTCACCCGAATCATCTTCACCATTGATTTCGAGCCCGCGCGCTCCGTCCGCGATGTCGGCGAGGCCAAGATCGTCAACGTAGCTCAAAAGATGAGGCAGCGTGACTGACAGTTTCTCGGGATTGTCCTGCCCCATCTTCCACAGTTTTCGGACGATGCCGAACGCCGCCTTGTCCAGACCGCGCGTTTCCGCCGCCTTGTCGATCAGTTCCTTTGCCGCCATCCCGATCGTCTTCTGATCGGCTGCACGCGCGCAGACCTGCTTGACGAGCTTCAGCAATTCGTCGGGATTTGGCTTCTTAAACTCAGCGCCGGAGCTTTGCAAGGAGGCCGCTGGCCGTGCCGCCTTGGGTGCCTTCGCTGCGCGGGGTTTCGCTCCGGTCTCTCCCTTTTCGGCTTCTCGCTTCGCCTTGGCTGCTGCCTTCTCGGCCTGAGACATTTTCGGTCGGCCCATAGTGTTTTCCTTCTGTGTGTGTGAGATCGGCGATTTCCAAATCTGGGACCGCGCCGTCCGGCCAATTTGCGGGATCATGAAACCACAATACGACCCTGTCGTAAACTCTGAGGGTCACCGATCCCTGTTTATCTTGGCGTTCCCCAGCCTCGTATCTTTCGATCAGACTGGTAAAAAACCGTGAGTCTTTAACAACTTGCCTTCCGGCCGCTGAAATGGTGTTTCCGGTAGCCTCGCTCCATGCGGAGGCGAGCCGAATCAGGTTTGCTTGGGCTTGGCGTTCAATGGGAATTGGCTTCATTGCTCATCCCTATAAATCAATTTTTGGGATTTGCAATATTTACCCTTGCGTTCTGTGGAAAAACCCGCCATGGTCGGATTGCAGCAGGAGATAGCACCATGAATAACATTGGTTCGACGGTCGCCATTATCTATCTATTCACCCTTTTTTGGACGCAATCTGGGTGGTACCGAATTGATTGCGCTCTCGGCGAGCAAAAGGCGTGTGAACTGATTCGCGCCGAATATTTCGCGAAGGCCAAGCCATGAACCTCCGCACCCTCCAAATCCTAGAGCACGTCCAGTCGTTCGGCTTCGGTACCGCGATCTCTGGCGTGCTCGTCATCACAATATTCTTCGGTTTGGTCTTCGGCGTCGCAACCGGCGTCGATCTCATTGGATGGGACTAAAATCATGGCAAAATATGAATTTACTGGCGAAACCAAGATCGAATTTGGAATCAAATTCAATCGTATCCGTGCAGTCGTTGCGATTGCCGCTTTAGGCATTGCCGCTGGCGATCTTGGAGGATGGGTTGAGAAGGAAAGCAACCTTTCTCAGGTCTCCGGCGACGCTTGGGTCTCCGGCAACGCTCAGGTCTCCGGCAACGCTCAGGTCTACGGCGACGCTCAGGTCTCCGGCGACGCTTGGGTCTACGGCAACGCTCGGGTCTACGGCGACGCTTGGGTCTACGGCAACGCTCGGGTCTACGACGACGCTCGGGTCTACGACGACGCTCGGGTCTACGACGACGCTCAGGTCTACGGCAACGCTCGGGTCTCCGGCGACGCTTGGGTCTACGACGACGCTCAGGTCTACGGCAACGCTCGGGTCTCCGTTCCGATCATCGCCGCCACCCGAACGGACGGCTATACGTTCGTGGTTGTTCAGACTGCCGATAAGATGCCGCGTATCATCGCTGGCTGCCGATATTTCACGTTTGAACAGGCTCGCGATCATTGGAAGGATCGCGAAGGCCCCAAAAACCTACGTGATGAATCGATCGCACTCGTGGATCATCTGGAGCGGATGGCAAAGATTCATGGGTGGCTCAAATGAACATCGAAATCCCGCTTTGGTTCTGTCTTCCCAGCTTCGCGGCTTGCGCGATCCTTGGATATCTCGCAGGAGGGTTTCCGCTGTGACCCGCATCTCTCACCGAGTCCCCCACCACGAAATACTTGAGGCCGGAGAAAGGCATATGACGATGGAACTGGACCATACAGATTTGCCATGGAAATGGCACAGCCGAATCGAGGACGGTTTACAGACCGGTTCAATTTATTCTGAACCGCGCCAAGGTCATGCTTATTCTGTCGCTGTTGCGCCGAAATATCAAACTCCAGAGCAATGGAAGGCCGACGCCGAGTTCATCATCAAGGCAGCCGAGAATCATTCTGCTTTGATATTGGCACTGCAGGATATCGCCGCCCGCGCTCGGTTCGAATTGGAACATCCGACAGAACTGCGCGATACGGCATTTTCGCTGATCGAGAAAACTGCACTCAAAGCCTTGGAGAAAATCAAATGAACTACCGGAAAGGCGACAAAGTTTCCGTTCTCGGAATCGTCAAGCACAATCAGAACGAAGACAAGAACATTTTCGTCGATGTCATCGGCTCCCACGAGACGCTTTGGCTGGAGCCGAAGGACATGACCTTGGTCGCACCTATGTTCGAGGTCGGCGACGAGTGTCAGTGGGGCGGTACCGGTGAAAGTCTCGGTATCGGCACCGTTCTCGCCATCAGCGACGGCCATGCATGGATTGATCGCGGCGGCGGGGATTACTGCACCCGCATGCTTACGACAATCGAAAGGGTCGATTCCGATGACTGATCGATACGTCTTTTGGCGCGACTCGCTTGCCGGCCTCAAGCCTCAAATCACGAACGAACACCCGATGCCGGGATTCTACCGCATGAAGCGGGGAACCGGATGGGTTCCAGTCGCCGTATGGCCACTCGGTCCAAGCGCCGGAATGGCGAGTCTTGGCTTCAAGATCGGTCACGAAAAGGTCGGCGCAGATATCGGAACCGAGCGATGGCCTTGGTACGCCGCCCATCCGATCACCGAGGATGTCTACCGCGCGGTAGCGGAGCGCGGCGAACAATGGCCCGACGAAGACGCGACCGTCGCCGCCATCCTTGCAACGAATCACGTCCCAGCCGCAACACAGGCGGCTCCTGATGCAACAAAATCGCCGGCCGATCCTGTCGACGAGATGCGCGAGCAGATCGCCGTCGCACTCCGAGGCGTTCCGACATACGCCAAAATTGAGAGCGAGGATGCCAACGCAGCGGCGACCGGGTTGCGGAACCTGCTCAACGAACTCGCTGGCGATGCCGACAAGGCGCGCGTAGCCGAAAAGGAACCCTTCCTGGAGGGTGGCCGCAAGGTCGATGCGAAATACAAAAAACTGATCGACTCGGCCAAAGCTGGCGCGCTGGAGATCAAGAAGGCCCGCGATGTTTACGAAGACATGAAGCGCGAGGCTGCCCGACAAGCCGCATTGCGCGCGGCCGAAGAACAGCGACGAATCGATGAGGAAGCCGCACACCGCGACATTTCCGAACCGATTCCAGTCGTGCAATCCAAATCCAATCTCCCGCCGCCGGCAGCGCAAATCCGCCCAACCTATGGCCGTGCCGCGAACGTTGGAACCAAGATGGTCGTTACCGCCGTCGATTGGGACAAGATGATTGCCGCGCTCAAGCCACGCCCGGAATGGCCGATCGTGGAGGATTTCCTGCGCGAGATGGCGCAAAAATTGGCAAACAAGGGCATCGTCCTGGATGGCGTGACGACGCGCGAGGCAGCCGATACAAAATAGGAGGAATGCATGGGAATATCATCAGACGGAATACTTTATTTCGGATTCGAAGTTGGGGGCGAGGATGAGCCGCCGCAATGGATGGAAGATTTCGAGGATTTTGACGATTTCATCTGCGCCAAAGCTGGTCTGCCGATCAATGCCAAATACGAAAAGCGAAAGCCAGTGATTGAGGCTTGTCCGGCAGATTTACAGCAGTTTTGCTCTTACGAATACCCCATGTATATCCTTGGAGTTCGTGGCGCAGAACATCGTGTCGCGCGAGGCTTTACCAAGGAAATCAACGTAGCCGAGCTTGCGGTGGATCAAGCCAAGATCGACGCCTTCAAGGCGTGGTGCGAGGCGAACGATATCGAATGGCAAGAGCCGAAATGGCTTCTTTGCAGCATGTATGGATAGGAGGCTCCCTTGCGCCACATTTTCATAAACGTCATCGCCAATGGGCAGGTGGATTTCAAGAGCCCATATACCGCCGCCCATCAGCCTAGCATCCGCGAATGCGCCATGATCGGAACCGATTCCGAGGACGATTCGTTTCGGCTTGAAATGACGGAGCCGAGCGGTTTCAACCTCAATGTCTACAGCAACTTGATCGGGGCCGGAGCGGTTGTCGTCGGTCATTCGGTCGAATTTCACCACGGTTATTTGCGCGCCGCGATGATCCCTATGGGCCTCGATCCATGCGATAATCGCGTCAAAACTATCTGCACAATGCTGTCACTCGCCGATGTCGGCGTGAAGTCAGGAGGCCGGAAAGGCTGGCCCAAGTTCCAGGAGGCGTGCGATTACTTCCACATCACGCGAGCCGGCACAGAATCAGCCGAAGACAACGCACGCTGCCTCCTGCAGGTTTTCCGAGGAATGGAGAATATCGGCGTGGTGCCAGAGGTGCGGGTCTGGAAAGAACGATAATATCCGGCGAGGCCCGGCAAGCCATGGCTGGGTAAGGTGATGTCGGGCAAGGTATGGCGTGGCTCAAAATAGATGTTGCAATCGCGTGTATTTTCCCGCATATTTCTGACCGCAGCAGGAGATTGATTTATGAACGCCACCGCCAATTTACCCGCGAGACAGGCGGCGAATGCTGTCGCTGCATTCGATGACTCCCAGATCGATCTCATCAAACGCACAATCTGCAAAGGTGCTACCGACGACGAATTGCAGATGTTCCTGCATCAGGCCAAGCGAACCGGCCTTGATCCTTTTGCGCGTCAAATCTATGCCGTCAAGCGTTGGGATGCCCAAGCGCAACGCGAGGTTATGGGAGTTCAGACCAGCATTGATGGCTTTCGCCTGATCGCCGAACGCACGGGAAAATATGCCGGTCAAGTCGGTCCATTCTGGTGCGGAAAAGATGGAATCTGGACTGATGTCTGGCTCGACGACGCGCCCCCGGTAGCGGCCAAGATTGGTGCCCTTCGCCATGACTTCAAAGAAGTATGCTGGGGCGTAGCGCGCTACAAATCGTATGTGCAAACCAAGCGAGGCGGTGAAACCACGAGCATGTGGGTCAAGATGGCTGACATCATGATCGCGAAATGCGCTGAAGCGCTGGCGCTGCGGAAGGCATTTCCACAGGAACTCAGTGGCCTCTATACCTCCGATGAAATGGGGCAGGCCACGACTGCAACTGATCACGAGCAGCGCGTCCCAAGCCCATCTGAAGCGCAACAAATCGATAAGTCAACACCAGAGACAACCGCCGCACCGAAGCATCAAAAGCCGCGCACCATCGTCCCCGAGGAGAAGGACACGTTCGAGAAGTGGACGGCTCGATATCTGGCCGGTTTGGAAGGCGCAAAATCCATCGCCGAATTGATGGAATGGGACAATCTCAACGATGAGCCACTTGGCACGATCAGCAATAAATCATCGGCGCATTACAGTAAGATCATGAACCGGTTCGAGGAACTGAAAGCCAAACTCCAGCGCGATTCGATTTCGACTGGCGTTCCAAGTCCGCAGAAATCAGCGCCGGTAGCGTCCGATCGCCCCACCGGTATGCCTGATCCAGTCAAGGAGCCGGATGCATTTCTCAAATGGGCTGATGGCCAGATGACCGTCATCGATAATGCGGACCATCTCATTTCGGTGTTCGAATCGATAGATGCTCACACAGATGGCATGTTCCCATCTGATCTGGACGAATTTCAGGGCCTTCTGAAGAAGCATAATAAGCGTCTTGGGGCAGACTGATGGATGAACTCCACATGGTCCGTGAGGGTAATCACCTTGTTCCGGTCGACGAGATGTCGGCGGAGGAACTAGCGAAATTGCCCTTGCGTCAACAGGTGCTCGTTAAGGTCACGATGCCAAGGAATTTGCGCCAGCATCGATTAGCTTGGGCCTTAGCCACGAAAGTAGCTGAAGCCTGCGACTGGTTACACGATCGCGAAGACGCTATGGATTGGCTCAAAATCAAGGCTCGACACGTTCGCTATATCCACGATCACCGCAATGGCGAAACGCAAATTGTGCCAAAGTCGATTCGTTTCGCAGCATTAGATCAGACTGGTTTTGATCGCGTATTTCGAAGAATGGTTTATGTGACTATGTCCGAGATCATTCCCGGTCTTGATGAGGCGGCCTTACGTGCCGAGATCGAATCCATGGTTGGTATCGATCCTGGTCCTCCACCCGAGCCAGAACAGCCCAAACGTCGGCGGCGCACGCGCCCTGGATTGCCCGACCCGGTTTCCATAATTCCGGCCATCGAGCCGGTAAATGCCGGTGATAATCCCGCCGGCCCGGCTGCGTCCGAGGAGCCGCCTCCAGAGACGCAGCCAACCACCAATTCCAATCCGGCCCCAGAGCCGGTAACCGAGCCGAAGGACCCTAGCCCCGGGCTTTCGGCGCAGCCTGTCCCGCCGCCCCCTCCTCCTGCCCCCAAGGCGGGACAGGCTGCATTACCTATCGACTTCCCGACATGGAAGGATTTCGCGCTCTCATGGATCGCGGCCGATCGCGATGATACCGAGAAAACGGACCAAGACATGATGATCCGTTGGAATCGAGAGCGGTCCTTACGCAACAAATGCGGCGTGACCGATGCCGAGCGCCAGCCGATTTTCGAGGTGTACACCGCTGCGGTTGAGGAAAAGCAGAAGCGAGGGAAACCGTTATGAGCGATATGGTGGAGCGGATAGCGAAGGCTCTCCGAGAGAGTGATATTGACCACGGACATGCAGATGAAGGCACAGAATTAGGGAGTTATTTTGCTCCGGCCCGCGCCGCGATCGAAGCGATGCGGGAACCCACCGAATCTATGTGGGATGCTGCAACTAAAGCCGCCGAGCGAGACGAAGCACACATGAGCACCTATCATTGCGTTGGCGAGGCTTACCGCGCTGCAATAGACGAAGCCCTGAAATGACCATTCCCCAGCAAATCGAGCGCACTCGGGCGCAACTCCGCTCGACCAAGCCGCGCGCCGCCCGCCGTACCGTGTTGCAATCGCGGTTGTGCGTGCTCATGGTCAAGCAATTGCGCCATGAGATTCGATCGCATCGGAAATCCAAGCGATGAGCGAAGCCGCGCTGATCCGAGAACTGGAGGCGATGCTTTTCGATCCGAATTACGATCCGATCGCCGCTATCGTAGAGGGCGAGAAAAAGCACGGTTTCCATGTTGTCCGCCCCGGGGACAAACCATGGTTCCTGGCTAAGGACTGGAAGGCTGAATCAGTCGCCTCAATCGATAGGGACACGGTTCGGCTTGTCCTCATACATGCCAAGCGAGAGGGTAAGGGCGCATTCACACGGACGGTAAAGGCCATCGAGGATGCAGGGCTATTGCCTACCGTCATTGAGCCTATGCGCGGATTCGCCGAGACATTGAGACGGCGAGGTTGGCGCGGCAAGCAAACGGGGCGGACTTTCGAAACGCGCGAGACGGTTTGGCGGCCGAAATGAGCGAACTCCGACAACGGCAGCCAAGGATTCTTGATCCTGGATTCCTCGCTTTTACGCGAGCCTTGCCATGCTGCGTTTGTGGAACAATTGGAATGTCTCAGGCAGCTCATATCCGTATGGCGAATCATTCGCTTGGAAAGTTGCCTACAGGTATGCGCGAAAAACCATCGGACATGTGGTCAGTTCCCCTATGCGGCCCAAAATTGGGGCAGTTTCCTGCCGTGATCGGCTGCCATGCCGAACAGCATGATATGAATGAACGAGATTTCTGGGACCGCGCCGGAATGGACCCGTTTGTGATCTCCGCATGGAATTATGCCAAGTATCGTTCCACTAAGCCTGCGGAGCCCTCTGGTGAGCCTACCGCCTCCAAGCCCCGAAAGGCCAAGACCAAGCCGAAAGCGAACAGGAAGCCGCCGGACGGCCATCGGTGGGCATCAAAGCCATTTCCAAAGACCAAGAGGAAGTTCCGAACATGAACGGTGAAGTTGGAATTTTGAACGTCGGAGCAGGCGACACCAAATTGACCTTTGATCCGACTAACCCGCAAGAGATGATCCGAGCCGCGCGTGTCGTTAAAGACATGCTCCGGCGAGGTTACGCGCTGCTTATCGAGGTAAAAGGCGCGGAAGGCCAACCGTCGACATATCAACGCGCCTATGATTTCGACGAAAAGACTTGCGAATATATCATTGCCGACCTTGACCCGATGGCAGCACAGAAAGCGGATGAACTGGAGACCACCAATCATGAAGAGGCTGAACCGGAAGCAGCGGCGGCAGCAAGTTTCCAGAAGCCGAGAATCGGCAAAAAGACAGGGGCTACGAAGCGCGTACATGCCTCCACTACACGAACGGTCGCCGTCGCACGAACAGCGGGCGGTTGAACTATTCGAGAAATTCGACAACTTCGCTGATTTTCGCAATGGCCTTCGCAAAGTAGCTTCCGAACGTGACGAATGGGCCGGGATTCCTATGCCGCTTGAAGGTGTGGAATTAATTATTGAACCGTCACACCGGATGGCTGCTGCATTTCCGCGCAAGCCGATCGAAGAAGAGATAGGGATCAAGGTTCGTAATTCGTGGTGGTCCTCGCGATTGCGAGGCGTGGTTTATATCTATGAGGATAACGGTAAACTCTGCCATGTCGTTGACCATAAGCCGCCTCACAATTTCACCATGGAGATATTGGGTTTCGGATGCATGGATGTCTGGGGCTTAGAGCAAGAACAAAACGCTATGCGGCTTTTGGGTACACTGATCCGTCACCGCCAACTAAAACAATATATCCTGACTGGTGGATTTCTGGAGACTAGCAAACGATCCGGATTGACCTATTATTTCCGCCGTCTGAGGCCAACTGTGGTGCTTGATGCGAGAGATCAGACGAGCGATAAACCGACACGCATTCTATGCACTCTCTGCATGCATCCGATAGCTTATTATGCTGGAACTTGGTCTGGGGCAATGACACCGACTGATGACCTGATCGCACATTTAATGCTTATGCGTGGCGATGAAAAAATGTATTGGCGCAGAGCAAATCAACATCCTCCAGGAAGACCTGAATCTGGATTATGAGAATCAACACCTAAGAGGTAACTATGACTGATATCACGACCCAGCGAGCCTATGTCCGCCCCGTCTCCACAATCGAGCGCCGCGCGGAGGCCCTGGACGAACTGCGCCAACTCCATATCGAGTGCGAGGCCCTCCAGAGCCAATCTGTTGAGGACAAGCGGTTGATTGCCCACCTGAACGATCGGAACCAATTCCTGCTCGAACAATTGCGCATCTCACAGCAGACCGAACGTGTTGCGATGCGCAAACTCATGCGTCTTTCTCAGTCAATGAGCAATATCGGCCGGCTCACTGAGGAAGCCCAAGAGATCATGAAAAGCGCGCAGGAATATCAGGACGAAATCGACCACTCTGCAAAAGAATCGAGAGACGATGTGGCAACAGTGAATGCGATAGCGGATCAAATCAGTGCAATGCCTGCAATCTGGCAAACCGATGAGGTCAAATCATGAAAACATTTGAAGCTGCCACCAAAGCAATGATCAACGAAGACCGCGAGCTTGGTCATATCGGCGTAGACGATCCTGAGTGGGGAAGGTACGAGAGCATGCTACGGGCGGCACTATTGGTTGTGCAGCGCAATCTCCCAGGTTCCTGTCATAACGCGCTCGCCGCCGTCCTCAAAGGCGAGGCATAATTACCCTCGATCGAAAATCGCTATCAGGATGAGGATCAGGAGGGTGTAGGCGACGATGCCCATCGTTTGCGCTCCAACTGATCAGCTATCCAGCCGCATCCAACCCAAAGCGCCCAGAACGGCGCCAGCACGATCGCAGCCATGATCATCAGCCATCGAACGAGGTTGATCATATGCCCACCATTGCCCCGCGAGCTACTAGATACCCGATTAGTAGCAGGCCAATAGCACAGGGAATCGCGATATTGAAGATGAAGTACCCCATCAAATTGCTCCGTTGAGAACACTGAAGAACCACCACAGGCCGGCTATAGCGCCGATGAACATGGCCCAAGCGCAGATCAGAGATTCTTCGTCTGTCCATGCGTCGTAGGGTCTCATATCAGTGGCACCGTTCGATCTCGTAACCATTAGTGGCCTGCTTCAGGCAGCGCTCATGGTCTTCGATATATGCCCCTCTGGACTCAAGCACCATCCCAACAATGACGATGAGAGCGAGCGCACCGACAAGAGCAATGATTCCCACGATCGCATGAGCAATAACATTCCTGACTGCCAGCCACGGATCATCTAGTTGCATCTCATCAATCCTTGTCGGTTTTATAACCTATTCCGTGGCGATCATAATTGCGGCGAATCCTAGGTACCCATTTTAAGGGCCAGATTGCCTCAGTTACAGACTGCAGCAAGCGAAATCCATTCTCATGATTTGGCGGCACTCGCGAGTTCAGAGATGCGGCATTCACCGCCAAGATCAGCATACCTGGAATCAGATTTCCAGCGGCGATGAGAGACGGCTCCCAAAAGGTGCCTTGAGCCAGTATGGTGAAGCCCAAGAACAAGACTGCAGTCCTAAATGAAAGCCTCCGTGCCTTGCGAAGATTTATCGTTTCCCATCTTTTTAATTGAAGATCATTATCGGCTTGGGAACCTACAACCGCCAGCATGAACATGCCGGCTATCGCGAACAGATCATATGTCAGCCAAACCAATGGCAAGTTGAGCAAGCTATTCATTTCTCATTCTTTCGATGTGCTTCAACCATTTAGCCAGTTGACGATCCGCCCATTGGCCAATCCGTAATCCACCCATTCCGATCAAGAATGCCACCGACCATGGGACGAACTTTATCGCCGCTTCTGGAAATTGTATCTTCGTCAGTAGTTGCGGCACCGCCACAACTATTATCAACAAAAGAGGCACGAAAAAGTTCGATGCAAATCCACCAAGTATGACATACCTGACCAGTTTCCATGGAGTAGGAGGATTCGGCTCCATGGATATGCGAAAAAACCCGCCCATGAATCCGGTTATGAGAAGGTTAAGATTGATTATTTCATAGCCACCCACAGGATCATGCAACATCTGCCCCGCCGCCAGCCATAGATGCTATTGTACTCGTAATCCAAAGTAGATCGCGTGGGGTCATACGGCATGCTGGAACAACTTTGTTCTCAGGAAGCCACCCGCAGAATATGAGACCGTCCGCAATGTACGACGTGCATTCCCACGCCCCGGGATCATGCCAATTGTGCGAACTGAAGGGTCCGAAAAAGTAGAGGATCGCGATCGGATCATAGGGCTGGCCAACATGGCTGCGCAGCCGAGCAAAAAACTTGGTTTCCTGCTCCGGTGTCATGTTCAGATGAACGAATGTCTCGTGCGTGAACTTGCCACCATCGTAGTCCAGTTTTCGTTCCTGCACGCCACCGAGTAGCAAAGCCCCAAGATACGTCCCCTCCGATGTCTTGGCATCGACATGGGTGTACTTCACCCCATACTGAACGATCCCGCATAAGTCGGTGAAAATTCCGGGGTGCTCGACGAAGCGCAGATCGGTCATTTTCTCGTGTTCTTTTCAATCTGGCAAAGCCGGTAGATGTGAATACAGGCGGCCGGGATGCCAAAAACTACACCGATCACCGCGCATATTGCTGTGATCCATTGGGGAGTCATCTTACCATTCTCCAATGAATCCCATGCTTGATCGCACAGGCTTTCGCCAGCCATACTTTCGAAACTGGCGTGGCTGCCACAATCGGCGCGGGAACCTCATAGATTCGCGCTCGATCGAGGTCCGCCAGATCGATCCCAGGAAAAAGAGTTGCCAGCAGAACGGCGCAACTCATCTCACAGCTTTTTAACTGCTGTGGTAAGGGCGTTAGCCTCTGCATGAAGTTTGGCGGAAAGAGCGTTGGCACCGATGACCGCTCTTTGAATGAAGCTCTTGCAAAACCACACAAAGGCTGCGCCCGCGACAAAGCCAAGCATACCTGAAACAATCCACTGAGACATTTTATTTCCCCTTTTGGGTCACTGCGAGAGTAGCCGCCATTCGATCTTGACCACGCAACATCATGCGATCACCGAACCAGAAACCAATGATGGCACCGAACATAGCTTGGGTTTCGGCTGGCCACAGAACCTTAACAAGTTGGCCAAGATCATAACCGCTGTTCACCGCATAGATGAACATGAATACCTCTAGAAGTATCCAGAGATGAAAGAAAACCAAGGTAATATACGGCCTGACAAAAATCGCCAATCCGTCCACAAACTTGTTGCCAGTAAGGCCGCTGCCAAAGTTGTAAATGTGATCTGCCTGTCGAATATCAGCCTGAGCGTTTGCGAGATCGACCTGTAGAGCAATGCCTTCCTTCTGAGCTTGTAGCTGGAGTTGGGCCATTGCCAATTGCTGGGCATTTTGAGCCTTCAACGTAAAGAGTTGCACGATCGCTGGTACCATGCCGGCAAGCGCGCCAAGAATGGCGGGAAGGGCCGCGAGAATCGCTATCATGGTTTAGCCGCCATATTGTTGATAGTTGCATCCTTGACGCTGGATGATGCAGACGAGCCAACCCAATACGAAACAACCTGACCGAACGCGGCACCGAGCGCTCCGAGCATCACGAGTTGAACTTCCGATGTCGCAGTGCCCTGCACTTTCGTCGTTAAGATGAGAACCAAAATCCACATAAATCCGGTAACGACCACCACTGAAACGATGACCCGGCCCCAATTATTGAGTTCGTACATTGCTAGGCTCCCTTTGGCCTGAACAGCGCCGCTACCCGGCCCCAGAATGTCGGGGCAAGACCTGCATGGGCTACTTGTCCAGGTGGGGGCAACGGAATGTCTGGTGCCTTCGGCAAGGCCGGCGCAGCCGCCAATAACTCCAGCCCGTGCTCAATCTCTCTCATGGTTGCGGGACCGACTCGGCCGTCACTATCCAAACCTCGTTCTGTTTGGAAGGCTGCAATAGCGCCTCTCAGTGCTGGCCCCACAATCCCGTCTACGGCTAATTTTGGATCGGCCCCGAGTTGGTTAAGGGATGCCTGCAACCAACTGGTGTCCTTGGCAGGCGCGGAAGTGATCGGCGCATCTGCGACGGGCGGGGTACTGATGCCTTTGAAAACGATTCCCTGCGCCTTGATCCAATCGTCATCTGGCGCTGGATATTGTTTGCCTGCCTCATGCCAAGCCTGTGCCTTCAAGAAGGCAACCCCCAGCGGACTACTCAGCATATTGTCTGACATGACCGTGTCCTCGGTCATACCTGGTGCCCGCTTCTTAACGAAATCGATGTAGGATTGGACCCAGTTGCCGCCGGACCATACTTTGATCGCATCAGCAAAGCGTTTGTTGTGGTAGCGCGGCGAGCGCCATAGATCGATTTGCGCACAGATTCCATGAACATAGTCCGGGAAAACTGCAATTCGATTACCCTGTCCGAGGCCATCGTTTAAAGTGACATTTCCCATCTCTCCCCACTTTTTGGAGATGGCATTCCCGCCCCACATTGCGCCCGGATTTTTGTATCGAATTGATGCCGGTTCCATAAAATAGTTCCCTTTCAGTTATTGTTTTTAAATGATTTTACCGGCTCAACTCATGGTTTCGAGTTCACTGTATCCCAAAAGTGACACGACTCCAAGTGGCCTACCTAGATTGTGGTGGAAGACCACTTGCATAAGTCTAACAGTTATGATTTAGACCTAAATCGCATGAGCGGGAAAATTCCACAGAAAATCAAGCCGAAGAAGAAACGTGCTCCTCGCGGTACGTTTGATCGCACAGCCTATATGCGTGACTTCATGCGCAAGCGTAGGGTTTTTCGCACCCCAAAGATTTCAATCACCATCGGAGGCGTTTCGGTATGACCCTTGAAGAAACGGCTATCGCATTTTTCCGCGCTATCAGAGCGGCCGGGAAGGAATGCCTCGGCCACGATCGATTCGGCTTCAAGATAGATGTCAATACGATGTCGCCGCCGGAGGATAAGGACGCTGCGCTTCTTTTCGGTGCTAAGCTTCAGGAAGCGCTTATTGCCGCATCCCGCACCGTGCAGCCTGTCACCATCGAAGGGACGACGCTGCAATGAGCGCAATTCTGGTAACCGGTGGGTCAGGGACTTTTGGCCGCGCGTTCGTCCGCCACCTGATTCGCTTCGATATGGCAGATCGAATCGTTGTTTTCAGCCGAGACGAACAGAAACAAGAGGAAATGGCGCGCGAGATTGCCGATCCGAATAAGCGCGTGCGCTACATGCTGGGCGATGTCCGCGATTTCCCGCGCCTCTTTATGGCCATGCACGGGATCAATACCGTCGTGCATGCCGCTGCTCTTAAGATCGTTCCGAAATGCGAATATGATCCGATAGAAGCTGTGCGGACCAATGTCGGTGGGGCTGAGAACGTCATCCGTGCGTCGATCGCAGCCGGTGTCTCAAAGGTCATCGGCTTGTCAACGGACAAAGCCGTGGCTCCGGTCAACCTCTATGGCGCAACCAAACTCACTGCCGAACGGCTTTTCATTGCAGCAAATCACCTATCTGGATCACCTGGAAATCCAAAATCGACGCGATTCTCTGTGGTGCGCTATGGGAACGTCGCAAATTCGCGCGGATCAGTAATTCCGCTGTTCAAGAAATTGTTCTCTGAAGGCAAATCGCTCCCGATCACACATTCTGAAATGACCCGGTTTTGGATTACGATCGATCGTGCCATCGCCTTTGTGTTTCAATGCTTGGGCAATATGATGGGCGGGGAGGTCTTTATCCCACGCATGCCATCATTTCGGATTATTGATTTGGCTGCGGCAATTTCAGCGAATCCAAGCGGTCAATATCCTTCCGTTGATATAGGCATGCGTCCGGGCGAGAAAATCCATGAGACGCTGATCACACTACACGACACACCTATGCTTGTGGATGATGTCGGACGCGATCGATTCATGATCATGCCGGAATGGTCCCCGATCGCCAAGCGCCAATTGACCGATTTCACCTATTCGTCCGATACCAACACAGAATGGCTGTCGGTTGACGATCTGCGGGAACTGGTCAAGTGACGAACGAACAACGCTATTACGATGCCCTGCATCGGATCGCAAAGGAATACCAGACCAGCGATCAATTGCGCCGTGGTGCCGGTCAGTTCGGCTGCAGCCTCGCCGAAGAATTTGAAATGGCATACGAGAACATGCAGTCAGTTGCAAAGACTGCGATCAAGGGAAAGCAGCGCCCGAAATGACAACCTCTCTCAACCCATTCGACGTGGTCCGGCAATTCGAGGCCGCACTATGCGATTATACCGGTGCCAAATATGCCGTGACGGTCAATAACTGCACCATGGCGTTGCTGCTAGCTGCTGCCTGCTGCAGGCAGGTAATCCTGAAGGGTTCAGACGGGAACGCCGTGGGCATCCCCAAGCGCACCTATGTTTCCGTTCCGATGTCGATCATCCATGCTGGATATAGGCCGACGTTTCGCGATGAAGAATGGATCGGGGCTTATTGTCTTGCCCCGCTTCCGGTATGGGACTGCGCACGTCGCTTCACATCTGGGATGTTTATTCCCGGTCAAATGCAGTGCGTCTCGTTCCATTGGCGCAAGATTCTCGGAATCCAACAGGGTGGCGCGATCCTGCACGATAACCCGTTCGCCGATGAATGGCTGCGCCGAGCCCGGTTCGACGGCCGTCGCGAGGGTGTGGCACCCAAAGACGATGATTTCGATATGATCGGATGGCACTGCTATATGTCGCCAGAGATCGCCGCAGAGGGTTTGGTGCGACTGGCGAACCTGCCGAAGCACAATGCCGATCTGCCCAATGATCCATATCCCGACTTGAGCCTAATGAGGATTTTCCGATGACGCCAGACCTTTGCATCTATCACGGTGGCGAATGCTTGGACGGCTTTGCGGCGGCTTGGATCGTCTGGCGTAAGTTCGGCGATAGCGTCAAGTTTCATGCCGGCGTCTATGGCAAGCCTGCACCTGATGTGACTGGACTTAACGTCGCAATCGTGGATTTCAGTTACAAGCGGCCGGAGATGATTACGCTCGCTAAAAGTGCCAAAAATATTCTGGTTCTGGATCACCACAAGACGGCAGCGGCCGAACTCCTCGGTCTTGAAGACGATCTTAGGAATGCAGAAATCGTTTTCGAGATGCAGCAATGCGGTTCAATGTTGGCATGGCAACATTATTTTCCGGGGGAACAAGCCCCATTGTTCTTGGCCTATATCCAGGATCGCGACCTCTGGACCAAGAAGATTCCCGGTGTCGAGGAATTTACATCAGCGCTGCGCTCATACCCCATGGATTTTGGGGTTTGGAATCAGATCATTCTTGAATCAATCCGCGCAGAAAAAGCCGGATTGCCTGAGCCGCTCATCAGCGAAGGCGTTGCGATCCAGCGCTATTTCCGAACACTGGTCGAGAGTACCAAGAAGCACGCCCATATGCGCGAGATCGCCGGCTACACAGTCCCAGTCGTCAATGCATCGCTGTTTCTGGCCTCTGAGGTTTGCGGCGAGTTATGCGAAGAAAATGCTTATCGCTTCGCGGCCATGTACGCCGAGACAGCAACTGATGTGATCTGGTCGCTACGCTCGCGCGGGGATTTCGACGTTAGCGAGGTTGCGCGCAAGTTTGGTGGAGGCGGTCACAAGAATGCCGCAGGCTTCACGGTGCCGCGTCCATGACGGAAATAGTCTGCGAAATAAGCGGATCACACGGCGGCAAGATCGAAAACGCCGTTCGGCTTATCCAAGAAGCCAAGCGGGTCGGTGCAGACTCAGTGAAATTTCAGGCTTTCATCCCTGAACGTCTTGCCGCCAAGCGTGCCAAGAATCCGCGCGTTGTTCAACTGGCGATGGATTTCCACGGCCGATCGCTGATTGATCTCTATCGCGAGACGCATACCCCGAGGCATTGGTTCCCGACGCTCATCAGAATCGCGGAGATGGAAAGCATTCCTTGGTTTTCTAGTGTGTTCGATGCTGACGATGTGGCGTTCCTGGAAACGCTGGATTGCCCCCGCTATAAGATCAGCGCGTTCGAGATGCTCGACGGCGATCTGATCAATGCTGTGGTTGCGACCGGAAAACCGATCGTGATGTCAATCCGCCCCATGGATGGCCTGACGATCCTGCGCGCGACCGAATACGACGACAAAGAGGACGGCGCACTCGGAGTTTCGGACCATTCGCCAAATATGAGGTTCATCAGCTACCGATGCCCGATGGTTGAACGGCATTTGCAATTGCCGGACGTATCCTCGCCGGATGACGAGTTTTCATCGACGCCGGAGCAATTCCGAGAATACGTCAAAGCAATTAGGACGATGAAGGCATGAAAATATATTTCCTTCCACAGCAAGATATCAGCGCGTTTGAACTTGCCTGCATATTTGCAAGGATTTCTAGTCATGTACCGCCGCGTCATGGTGTAAATATCTCGGAATCTCAATGGGACTCATTAGCACCAGAGATTAAAAAACACTGGTCTCTTGAACCTCCGAAAGATTAACGATGATGGTCGCATGCAAGGAATGCTCGACGATCTATAACGATGCCGATCGGTCGACCATTTGCCCGCACGACTGGATTATGCCCCCGATTGATCTGATGCAGAAAAAACTGGCGCTTGAATTGATTGACCACGACATCTGCTTTGCTCACCAGCCTGACGGTCCAACCCACCGCATTCAATCGATCACATGGAATGGAATGGTGACGTTGCACGATATGGTTGGTCAGTTCGCGCCGCATCTATTCGTAAAGGCAAACAAGGAAACCAAATGAACCGAGTCTACTGTGTTCGGTGCCTTATACCTGCCGAAAAACCTGATATCAGTTTCGATTCGTCTGGTCTCTGCTCTGCCTGCCAAGCCTTCGACGCGCGCTCACTGATCGATTGGGATGCACGGGAAACAGACTTCCGCAGAGTGGTCCTAGAAGCCCGTAGGGAGGCCGCTGATCGTGGTGCATCCCATGACTGCATTGTCCCCGTCAGTGGGGGCAAAGACAGCCATGCTCAGGTCCTACGGGCTCTGGACTACGGTCTGCGCATTCTCGCCGTCACCGCAGAGACCGACCACCTATCAGACATCGGCCGGCGCAACCTGGACAACATTGCGAAACTCGGCTGCGACCATATCGAGGTGAAGACGAATCCCGTGCTCCGGCGTAAGATCAATCGTTTCACGCTGGAAACCATTGGAGATATATCGTGGGCCGAACATATCACGATCTTTTCCATTCCGATCCGAATCGCCTCGATGATGAAAATTCCATTGGTCATCTGGGGAGAAAACCCACAAAACGAGTATGGCGGGCCGGCCGAATCACAAAAGGCAACCGAACTAACGGAGGCGTGGCTAAACGAGTTCGGCGGGCTAAATGGACTGCGTATCGACGATGTCGAAGCGAATTTAGGACCGATTGGTAACTTATATCGTTATCCTGAATTTCATCCGGACGCGCGAAAGTTAGAAGGCGATGCTGCACCAAGTGGCATCTTCTTGGGCCAATTCTTTCCATGGTCAGGATACGATAACGCCATTCTGGCTCACCAGCACGGATTTGAATTATCTAAGGAACCCGTGGAGGTTTCTGGGTTCTGTTATGAGAACTTAGACAATGGACAAACTGGCCTGCACGATCGAATGAAATTCACAAAGTTCGGGTTTGGACGCGCCACAGATATATGCTCGAACCTCATTCGACGTGGCCTCATGACGCGAGATCACGCAATCGAGCACGTCAAGCAATGGGATGGCAAATTTCCGTTCACCTATCTCGGTATCGGTATTGGAAAAATCTTGCGTGAGATCGGCATGACCATTGACGATTATCTGGCTGTCGAGGCCAACTTTGCCAACCGAGACTTGTTTGATATCGGGCCAGAAGGCATCGCGATTCCTAAGTTTGAGGTGCAGTGATGCATATTCTTTATGACGAAGACGAATTTGAAACCATCGTCACAAGTCGCCCCTGCATGTCTTGCGGTGGGAATCGGGGGAAGTGTCGTGGCGTCGGCTGCAACGGCTCATTCGGAGTTGGATCGCGCCGACGTACCCCAGCCGAAGTGAAAGAGATCAAAGCGAAACGCCAACGTGAACATGAAGATGCCATCTTGGCTGAGGCCGATTTGATACGGCATCGTCGCGGCTTACGCTAATACCAGAGCACACCATGAAATCCATCCGCCTAACCGATGTCTACACGCAGCAAGTCGAGAGCATGGTTGCAACCGTTTTCCTGTACGAACTACTGGCCGAGCGCGATCCGGTCACAAACATTAGCCATCGCGAAATGCCGTCATTTGATGCGCACCGGACCTTCGTCGATTCTCGCCCTTACAAGGCTTGGTACATCGTTTTTTTGGATGACGAACCGATCGGCGCAACCTACCTCTCAAACGAGAACGAGATCGGCATTTTCATCAAGAGGGCACATCAGGGCCACGGCTACGGTAAGCAGGCGATTTACCTGCTGATGAAGATGCACCCCGCAAAACGGTTTCTAGCCAACATCGCGCCGGGAAATTCGCGGTCACTCGCGATGTTCGAAAAATTGGGGTTCGAACTAGTCCAATTCACATTTGCAAAGGAGAAATAACATGTCGAAATTTCGAAAGAAACCTGTAGTTATCGAAGCATCGCAATGGTTCAAGAACGGAGATCATCCGGCCGACTATGAACATGATCAGGACGGGATGGAAAAAGGCGTGCAACGAACTTTCTCTGGAGCAGAACGCAAAGCTCGCGGATGGGAAGGCGGCATCGTTCGTTATTATCGCCGTCCAGACGATTCCGGTTCTCGCGCATGCGAGCATTGCAGCAAGACGATGCACGAACATGGTTGGATCGATACGCTTGAAGGTGGCCACAACGTCTGCCCTGGCGACTGGATCATTACTGGGGTCAAGGGCGAGCGCTATCCATGCAAGCCAGACATTTTTGCAGCCACATATGAGCCTGCAGAGTAATGTTGAAAACGCGTGTTATCCCCGTTTTGCTCTGGGACCAACGCGGTCTTTGCAAGCCTGTGGCATTCAAGCGTCCCGGCCGATTCGTCGGGTCGCTGATGTCGGCCGCGCTGCTTTATGAGAATCGAACCTGTGACGAATTGATCTTGCTCGATATCGATGTAACATCGAATGGTCGCGGCCCTCGCTTTGAGGAGATCAAGCAATTCACATCAAAACTGTTCTGCCCGGTCACGGTTGGCGGTGGCGTTCGATCCTTGGAGGACATTCGTGGTCTGCTCCATGCCGGTGCCGATAAGGTCGTGATCCGCTCGCACGCCTCACCTGATTTCATCCGAGAAGCTTCCAAGAAGTTCGGAGCGCAATGTGTCGTGGTAGCGATCGACTACACGGTGACGACTTTCGAGGATACCGGCATGGTCGCGCTGCAAGCCGCTCACATGGAGCGATGTGGTGCAGGCGAAATTGTCCTGACCAATAAGGATCGTGACGGGACTCGAACCGGCTATGACCTCGAAACCTTGAAATTGGTCTGCAAGACTGTCGATATCCCCGTCATCGCCAATGGGGGCTGTTCTGGCCCAATCAATATGCTCAGCGCGATTGAGGACGGAGCCCACGCGGTTGCAGCATCGTCTATATTTCTTTATGAGAATATATCGCCTTCGGCATGCAAAACGTATTTGGCCAAGGCTGGTATTCCCGTGAGGATAGAGGAAAATGGTTAAGTATGCGTCTTCTGCCCGCGCTGGTGATATCGCTAGGTGCATCAACGGCCACGATCTTTACCGGCTATTGGCCGATGTCGTTCCCGGCTCTGTGATGCAATCCAGCATGTTTGAACCAATCGGGGATACCCCTAAGCCGCAATACGGCCAACAGATCGAGCGTTGCCACATCTGCGGCACACCTTGGGTCACCAGTGGTCCGGGTGGCGGCTGGGTGTTCTGTAACCTGCGACGGCAGATAGAGATATGACACCAAGATTACGATGGATTTGCGCAATCGTCTCTGCGCTTAGTTTCTTGTGCGGTCTTACTGACTTTGGCCGTAATATTGATTGGTATGCCATTTTGGTGGTGATAGTTTTTGGTGCTTTTATCGCTGGCATCATCATTCATGCTGGAAAATCTTCGGAAGGATCATGATGCGCTATTTTCTCGACACAGAGTTCAACGGCATGGGTGGAGACCTGATTAGTCTTGCGATGGTCTCGGAAGAGGGCGATCGTTACGCCTATTTTGCCACCAAATGCTTAAACCCAGTCCCCTGGGTCGACGAACATGTTATGCCGATAATAAAACTTGTCGGAGCAACTCCAATGCCCGTGAAGCCAGATCAATTCGGCATTGGCATCTCGCTATTCCTTTCGCGAGACAGAGAGCCAATTATTATCGCCGATTGGCCTGACGACATTGCATATTTCTGCAAGGCTTTGATCGTCGGCCCGGGCCAGATGGTCGACATCCCATCGCTCAAATTCGAAATCATCCGGATTGATGCCTATCCGACGACACTTGCCGGCGCTGTTCGGCATAACGCGCTTTGGGATGCGAGGGCGCTGAGGCACAAGATCATGGTTGAGAGATGAATTATCAAATCAACATTTCTGTTCGGTTCGATCCATGCGCATTGCGGGAACATGATTTTCAGCCAGATACGTTCGGGCTTGCGTCTTTGACGAAAGTCGAAACCTGCACCCGTTGTGGGCTATTTCGGTATCCGAGATTGAAAATGAATGGGATAAATCGCAACGCTTCATTAATTTGGAAGAATGCATGACTACGGCCATCATCTGCCAAGCTCGTATGACATCTAAACGATTTCCGGGGAAAGTGCTCATGCCACTAGCCGGCAAGCCCGTGCTTGAGCGAGTGCTCGAACGGTGTGCGCTTGTGCCATTTGTCGATACCATCGTGTGCGCGTTCCCAGCCGATGACGCCTCCATCCCGATCTATCAACTTTGCAACTCCATGGGAGTGGCTTGTGCGAGCGGTTCGGAAGACGATGTGCTCAGTCGTTATTACGACGCCGCAACTATGTACGGTATCGATACCATCGTCAGGATTACGGCCGACTGCCCGTTCCTTGATCCAGTTGTGGCCGGGGAGGTGCTGGCGCTGCTCAAAGCCGAGAATCTCGATTATTGCTCCAATGTCTTCCCTGTGCGGACTTATCCGAAAGGATTTGATGTGGAGGCTTTCAGTTATGATTGCCTTGAGGCCGCACATCTTCTCACAAAAAGTGCAGAGAATCGCGAGCACGTAACTTTATGGATGCAGCGCCGCAAGGGACTTCGTCGTGCCAACGTTCGGCAGAAGATAGACCGTTCCGGCCTGAATTTCTGTGTTGATTATCCCGAAGACATCGAACGCCTTGAAAAACTCGTCGCCAAGATGCGCCTTCCCGGCCTCGGGATGAACGCTACCGGAACCCTTCCTGCGATCGATAAGGTATCGCAATGGACAAAACAGTTGATGGAGATGACGACTGATGACCGAAAACCGAACTAAGAACACCGAAGCATGGGCCGGCGGATGGGGAAATTCGTATCAGGAGAGGAATCAATCATCGTGGGTCGGTATCAAGAACCGCTCCCGTCTGTTCGGCGACATCTTCCAAGCCATGGAGACTGCCTGCAAGTCCTTCCCGACCTCGGTGATTGAGGTTGGAGGTGGGTGCGGGGATAACCTGCGGGCCATCGACATGGTCTATGAGCGGTCACGCCATCCCATCAAACTCATGTCCTGCGATCCGAACGAAACCGCCCGCAAGGCCATGGCAGACGTGGCTACGGTACTTCCCGGGGACCTCAGTCAGTTGCCCTATCAGGACGATGCAGCCGATCTGGTGTTCACGTCAGGCGTTCTTATCCACGTCCCGCCAGCCGAGTTGCCTCGCGCACTGTCAGAAATTCACCGAGTGTCAAAACGCTGGATTCTGTCGATCGAGTATTTCAATTCGACACCAGATGAGGTGGTCTATCGCGGCCAGTCAGGCATGCTCTGGCGCCGAGATTGGGGCGAGGCATGGATGACACAGTTTCCGACGCTCAAGCCAATCGGAAATGGCTTTGCGTGGAAGCGGACCACTGGTTTGGATAATGTCCACTGGTTTCTCCTCGAACTTCCGTAGGGAGCTACCGCGTGAGAATATGTTCGGTAGAACGTTGTGAGAGAGTGCATCTGGCTAAAGGTTATTGTCAGATGCATTATTTACGTATGTATAAAAATGGCTCTCTTTCGAAAAAAGAAGGGCATGTCAGAAAAAATGGATACAAATATTTTGCAAAGTTTAAAAAGCTTGAACATGTCATGATAGCCGAAAATGCCTTGGGAAAGTCGCTTCCGAAGAGAGCCGTGGTTCATCACGTTGATGAGAACCCTTTGAATAATTCACCAACAAATCTCGTTGTTTGCCAAGATCAAAGATATCACATTCTATTGCATGTTCGCATGAGAGCTATAGCAGCATGCGGAAATCCAGATTGGCGTCCGTGTAGTCGATGCACCAAATATGATGATATTGCTAATATGAAACCGAGAGGTAGACAATATCATCATGCTATATGTGAAAAAGAATATCAGCGCGAATATATCTCAAAAAACAAAGATCATTTGGTAGCCTATAAGCATAATTGGTATATAGAAAACAAAGGATAAAATCATGAATAAGTTTGGCGATGCGCCGATCCAGCCGAAATATCACAACATGATCGCCATGTTTGCAACGCTGAGCATCCTTAGACAATATTGAAGTTGGCCGATTTCAGAACCGCTGCGGGAGTGTGAATAGTCACGCCAAATCCAACACTTCCAATGACGGAAACGCTGCCCCCAGTAACAGCATTCACCGTAAACGAATCGGTGCCAAACTCACATTGTGAAAATGTAGTAAAATACGAATGCTGTATATCGACTGGGCCTGAGATAACACATTGACTGAATTTAGGCAGACAGAATGTTCCTCCAAAACTGTCGTCGATGAATATGCTCTTGGTAAAAACACCAGAAAAGTCGCACATCACGAAAGCATTCTCTTGTGATGTAGCTCCTGCAAAACCAACACCTTGCCAAAAGGCATACCGTTGACTTGCAAAGGAACCATTCCCGTCGAAAATACAGCGGTTATACCAATTTGCTCCATTCGATACGATACAGTCTTGGCACCCCATAATCCAAGTATCAAAGCAATGCCCATCTATTCCTGAAGTAACTAAGCCTGCGCTTCCATACCAAATCGTACAACTTCCAATGTAGACAGGAATGTCTTGTGCCACGGTTACCGTATTGCTGGTGACTAAGGCAACATTTGCATTAAAATACCCCTGTGCAGTTAGATGTTCTAATGAACATCCTCGCAAACAAGAACTATCAAAATGAATGGTATCTACATTAGTCACGAAACCTGAAATATACGATACATCTCGACCTGCACCGACCAATCGTACACGACTCTTCACAGTTATGCCTGTGGTAATTGCGTAAATCCCTGGAGGACAAAATACGATGCCACCTCCGAATGTGGCAGCCATGAAGTTGATGGCATTCTGTATCGCAGTGTCACTTGACACCGCGCCAGTCGGGTCGGCACCCCATGCGATAATATCAGTCCATGGACGACCGCTTTTGAAGTATTGATGTCCAGTCCAACTATTGTTGCCTGCAAGCGAGATACCACCGCCTGACGGTGGGGTTGCAAATACGCCATCTTCACGTAGGAAGTTGGATGTTCCGGGCGTCACCCCCGGATCGGGGACTAGACCGATAGAATGATTCGGACCTGATGCACCGAAGACAGAACTTGCCGCTGATGATAGTGGCAATGGTTGTCCGGTGTTGACGTTAACGAATCGTTCCGCAACCATCATCTCTCCTTAAAGGCCGCAATCGGCTTGATAGTGCAAATAGCAAAAATGGTTTGAAGCAGATACGGCAGCCCCAATTACAAAAGCTCCCTTGGGAGATACAGAACCAGTATCGAATGAGGATGCAACACTAACACTCGTTGTATTATCCAGCCAATTTGGCGTAGCCCCGGTGGGGCTATACGCGACGAATGATGCCGTCGCATACATCTCTACCGGCTCGAAATTAATAAATAGTCCGATCTGTGATGCCGCAGCCGATACAACTTCTATAGACCCAGCTAGACCAGCAGCCTGTGCAGGTGCCGTTCCGTAAGGGAATGATTTACGGAAGAACTTCTTGCATTGTCTCAGGCATACATCAAACGGCAAATCCTCAAAGGATTGTACGATCGCACCAGGAACAAGACAGAAAGCGTCCAAGGTGATCGAATCGTCTGTTCCTGCCGTTCCTACAGGAGTCCATGTGACCTGTAATTCTCCCTGCGTAGCAGTTGCGGGTACGACTGCAGCGCTTGTACCTGAGATCGTCGCGGATGATCCTGCCGTTATATTGGTGGAGATTGAGACCGGGTTTGTCTCACTAGTGAACCCGCCGCCTCGCTTGCCGGCCGTTCCTGTTCCAACATAAAAATTGATCAATAAGGTGCCAGATGCCGGAGACCAATTTGCACCAGCTTTGGCAGCACCACTGAACGAAACTAATCCGCCGCGAATATTCGCTAACTCATCTGCCGTCAACGGATAGCCGAATATCAGAACTCCGGTTCCTGTTTGTCCGCTATTACGCTGTATCTTAGCGGCGTGAGCAGGAGCGACAGAAGCATCAAGAGAATTTGCTGGCGTCACAGTAGTAGCTTGATTCGTCCCAGTCGTAAGATACCAACGATCAGCAGTGTAAGATGTTGTCGAAGCCGGAATTGGGAAACTTGCTGCCGAACCTGCCCCACGCTGCCAAATGTTGAAACTCCCATTCGCCATCAAGACATTCGCGAACGTCGGGACCGTGTTCAACTGTGTCATTACGGTTGTGAGCGCAGATGCTAAATCGGTGAAAATTGCATCCCAAACTGCGCTTTGCAGCACCTGCCCTGGAGCCGCGTTCGTCGCACCATTTGGCGGGGTATAGAGATTCCCTGAAAACGGCATTTGATCAGACCCCCGTGTAAATTAATTTATTGATGATGATGGCAGGATTCATGATGGGATGAGAAGTACCACCAGTGTTAGTAGATGAAGCTGGCGCATTAAGAATATTTGTCCAACTGTTTTCCTGTTTTTGGGGGACCCAATGAGAACCAGATGACGCATCAGTGACCTGAATATTTGCAATGGCTGATGCCGTATTTCCTTGCGCGACAAATCCGGTAAAAGCTATTTGCGATGTAATAGATGGTATTTGGCTCGCTGACAGTGTTTGGTTTTGACCGCCTCCAGTTCCACCATACACGAGGCCGTCAAAATTTCCTCCAGCCACCGTAATGCGACCCGCCGCCACGCCGCCCATGCCATCATTACCAAAGGCTGCTCGTCCTCGAAAATCAGGGATGCCAAATGTTCCGACCCCTGATCCATACGTCGTGCCAAGCACCGCGAAAAGTGCCGCGTATGTCGTTGTCGAGACTTGTTGGCCAAAGCATTGCAGCCAGCCCGATGGGGTAGCAGTCCCACCATAGTCGATAAGTGTGCCGATCGGGACAGTTCCCTTGGTGGCGCTAATAGTTCCTGTAAATGTCGCGCCACCGGCCCATGTCGTTGACGTGTCGGAATTGACCGTGGCGGCCTGTACACCATTTACGGCAATACCGATCTGATTCGCGCCCGCAAGATAGAACCCAGTCTTTGTTGCACCATTGAACCCATAACCAGGAGATGAAACGAGGCCAGCCGATCCGACAAGTTGGCCTGTCATGGTCGAAACGCCAGTGGTCGCCAATGATTGTGTCAGAGCCGTGGCTAAATCATTGAATAGCGTATTATCGTCGGACGCCTTGATCAGCCCGCCGGGGACAAAGGCACCGATCGGCAATGTGTATGTACCGTTTGAACCTCTAGGCGTGGCAACCTCCTATTGTCCGCGAATTGCGTTGACCATATCATCTTGGCTCGGCTGTGTCTGTGTCGCTGCTATACCAGCCGGCAAACCAGCGATGCCGTACTTTTTCAGAATGTCGATCAGTTTATCATTGAATACGATGTAGTTGCGGGAGCCTTCGCCGGAAGTGCGGGAGCCTTGGTCTAGGTATTTGATGCCGGGGAGACCAGCTTCTCGGAGTTTTTCAGACGCTATCTGCTCATCAAGGCCAATGAATCCTTGTTTCATGGCAGTACCGGCTTGCGCCGGATGAAACTCATCCCATTGACGAGGTCGCATCGCTTTCTGCAAAGCATCAACAACGACGGGATGCTGCTCACTCAGCGGCTTATCCCAATCGAGGAAGTGCTCCGGATCCGCGTTGATGTTGACCTCGTACATGCGGCCGGGGTTGGACTGCAGCGGCTCCGCTTTGATGCGTTGCAGTTTAGCTTGCGCAGCATCTCGCGCAGCTATTGCAGCGTTAAATTCCTCTTTCGTGCCAGACATCGCCTTGCCTACAGCCATATAGGCATCATTGTACGCCTTACTCGCATCTGCCAATTCAGGATGTACCGGAGTCGTAGCCAATGCATCGCGATAACTCTTCGCAACGGGCTCCGACTCCGCAAAATACAATCCATGCCCGTAAGCCTGCGCGCCCTCTCCGGTCCCGATCTTGGATAGGTCGAACGCATCGAAGTCATGCGGCGAGCCGTGATAAGCCTTGATGCCCATCCGCATCGCATTGGCTTCAGCCGGGATAGCTCCAGCACCTAGCGTCAACATGCTAGCCATGTCAGCCGCAGGCTTGACCATCTGTTCTGTGGTGATCGGCGTTGTGGACGCCAACGCATTTCCGGGGGCTGCCATTGCATTAATGAGCGGCTCTGCCGTTTGCTTCAGAATTTCCACATCCTTTGGTGCCGCCTGCTTCGCCCAATCACTCAAGAATGGCGGGACGAACTGCTCCGCATCAAATTCCGGCTGATGATCAACGGGAACGAAATCAGGCATCACGGCCTCACTTCGATGAATTTTCCGGGGCGATTTGGGTCATTTAAATACCACTTACCGTCCTTCGCCTTGCGAGCGCCCGGAATCGGTGGCGTAGCGGTCTGACCGCCTTTGATCTGGTTTACCAAGGCTTCCATGGTTGGCGATGTCCCGAACCTATAGGGCAAAACCTGATTCGAAAGCATGCCTTGTGTGAGCGGGTTCATGAGGGCTGCGCGTGCGGCTGGACGCATAATGAATGGTCCCATCGCTTCGCCGAGCAGCAATCCGCCAACACCACCCTCACTACCGCCAAGCAAATGAGAACCAGCCAAGTAACCGCCGCCGCCACTCAAAGCGTGGGTCAAGCCACCTCCGACGCTGGACATGGCCCTTTCAATGTTGAGACGCGAAGCCGTGCCGCTATCGGGATACTGCTTCAGGACATTTCGGCCGGCATCAGCCAATTCCGAAAAATCATCCATCCCGCGCGTATACTGGTTTTTGCCGTAAACCCGCTTAGCCGCTTGCGCCAACGTGGCCGGTGTCATGTTCGCTGATCCGGCCCAATCTTGAAGCACCAAAGCGTTCCGATAGTCGCGCCGCGTCTGAGCCCATGCGCCAGCATCGTTCGGATTAGTGCGCTGTATCGTCCGCTCCATCGCGTCATCCAGTGCGTTGGTGACACCGTGCAGACCTTCGGCCCGCTGCGGATCGGTCGCGCCCTGTGCGGCTCTCCTCAGATTAGACCGCAGCATCAGATAATCCGCGCCGCTTAAGTTTCCCGCACCGGTACCGATCGCATCTATCACACGCCTGATGCTGCCATTCACGCTATTGACGGTTTCTTGCGGATAGAGCCCAGGCGTCCCGTTATACGTGTCGTGGATGTCTCGAATATCGTTGACCAGCTGCTGATCTGCCGTGACATTATTTCGAGCCGCCAAGGCATCGAACTGGCCACCAACCCGGTTCATCATCGTATTGACGGCACCGGTTTGTCCGGTAATCGGCCGATCGCCAATATGTTCGCCAACACGATTGAATGCCGCTTGTGTGAATGCCTGATCTTGAGCCTCGTTTCTCCCATGGGCTAATTCGGATTCGGCTGCTTTGACTGTCCTGCTGCCGATTCGGTCGCCAGCGGTGAGCGGCACGCCTTCGCGATCGAGCACACCAATCATCGCTTGCCGCTCTTGAGGGATAATGTTCGGCGTAACCAGTCGCGGCGCAGCAGTCGTTCCGTGCCCACCCGCGATAGCGCCGATCAATTGCAACGCGGCTTTCGTCTTCGGACTATCCGGCGCAAACTTATTCGCTACATCCCCCATCGCCTCAGACCCGACAGCACCACCCGCAGCCGTCGCGGCTTTCGCAAGCATGCCACCTGGACCGAGATAACTCTCAGGATTTCCGACGAACTCGCCAGCCGTCCCCGCATATCGGCCATAGTTGGTCTGTGGGCTCGCTTCAATCCCCGCAGCCTTGGTGATTTGCTGACCGTAACCCGGCTCGGCCTGTGGTCGTTCAGTGAGACCAAAATCAGCCATGAGATTTGCAAAATGGTGCGACGGACCAAACGGCCCCGCAAAAGCCTCGCCAACATCCCCAACCGCACTAGCGAGCCCGCGACCTAGACCCTTGGTACCTTCCTTGACAACATCCTCGGTGGTCGAACGCGGTTGAGCCGCCGCATAAGCCGATTTCAGTTCATCATCCGACATTTTACTATAATCGACCGGAGGCGGTGCCGCAGATGCAGCCGGCGCAGCCTGAGAGGCCGCATAAGCAGCCTTCAGTTCGTCGTCTGACATCTGACTGAAGTCGGCCATTATTGCGAAACCGGTGCGGTTGCGGGTTGATCCTTCAGCAGGCCACGTCTGCGCATTTCAGCCTCCAGACCGGAAACATCGGATGGTGCCGAAGGTGCAGCAGCAGCTTTCGGAACTATATCAGGGATGCGTGCTTTCGAAATCTCGCCGCGCAAGGTCTTATCAAAACCGGCATCAAGTTTGCCGTGCTTCCCGACATACTCGTCAGCCATATCGCCCCATTTCATCATGAGGTTGCCGGCCTGATCGATCAGGTTGAGTTTGGCCCCGATGCCGGCCGCAGTATCCTCCGGCGTGATGTTGGCCTTTTCTTCAAGGTCCAACATCGATTTGAATATACGGCCTCCAGTTTCTCCGGTTTCTGACGCCATCGATTTGATACCTGAAATCTGATCGGCCAAAATTCGGGTTGCCACCTGATTGAAGATTTCGCGCGGCGCGGCACCTTCTGGATTGATACCGAACTGAGCGGCGAGACGCTGCAAGCCAAGCGCAGCCTCACTGCCAGCACCCGGCGTGAAATTCGGCGTAGCCGCAACCTGCCGCAGCATATCGATATTCTGCTTTTGCTGCGCCGCGATCATCGCCGAACCGGCCAAACCTTTGTGGAGCGAATCATAATATTTCGCAGTCGCCTCACCGCCGGTTTCCGCTGCTTTCTTGGCACCAGCCTGAGCGGCTTCAGCCGCCTGAATGCCTCCGATCGTCGAGAGGTCAGGCTGTGCGGCTGCCGGATGTGGCATATCTCCACCGCCAGACGATGGGGGTGCTCCAGTCGATTGCACGCCACCGCCCGGCGAAAGCGTCGTGGTTTGCCACTGCCTCGTGGCTGGATCGAAATGGCTCACGGTCGGGATTTCGGCCGAACCAATCTTGACTGTCCCGAACTTTGGTTCCGGAATGAAGACTTTCTGGCCAGCCGCGTTGAACATCAGCGTTCCGCCCTCAACTGGCATTGATTGCGGCTGTCCTCGCTGCTGGATCATTTGCAACATGGCAGCCTTGGCCGAATCCGGTACCCACGGGTTAGCCAGCATCTGTGTCAATTGCTGCGGATTGATCTGGCCAACCGGAGAAGTAAGCGGCTGCGGCAATCCAGGAGGCCCGCCAGCGGCCATAGGAGCGCTACTGGTGGGCGGGCCGTTCTGAGCCACTTGGATAGGGGCGATTGGAGCCGGCGCACCACCGCCAGCGGCAGGAGCCGGCGCACCCCCATCGCCGCCAGCCGGAGGCATTGGACGCCCCGCAATGGCGTTAACCAACGTGGCAGGCGGAAGTCCGGCACCCTGCGGCAATTGTTTACCATTGACCGATACCGGCCCGAATGGCGGTGGCAATGGAGGTTCCACCAGTGGAGCGCCACCAACTGATGTCGGCCCAACAGCCCCGGGGATCGCCGAACCGGCCGGCAGCGGCATCGTTGGACGTGGCATCGGCAGCGGCACAGGTCCGCTGATGGGTGGCACTGGCGCAGCACTATCTAGAGCGGTCGCAGGAACGGCCGGAGTATTCGGTATCGCACCCGGGCGAACAAGCGCCATCATGGCCTGTTCGGCCGGTGTAACCGGAGTGGCATTCGGTCCAAATAAGTTTGGAGTTCGAACGGGGCCACCGCCGATAGAACTTTCATCAGCAGGAGGGACGGGCGGACCCTTTGCCGCTTCCATTGCGGCAGCCTGTCTTGCAAAATCATCATTCGGCTGTGGCCGAACCAACGCCATCATCTGCTGTTCGATCGGGTTCAGGGGCTTCTCTGCCAGTGACGGAGACTGCGTTGGTCTCAGTTCTCCACCGCCAATATCCGTTGATGTCTGAGGAACCGACTGCTTAGCCGCCTCCATCGCGGCAACCTGCCGTTTAAAGTCATCAGGATTCCATGGAACTCCACCGGGAGTACCGGGCATAGGACGGCCAGCAATGGCGTTGACCATTGGAGACATGGGCGATGGCATAACCGGTGCCGCACCTGTGTCAAACACGCTAGGCGGGGGCACGGCCGGCCCCGACGTGCCTTGCGTGATCAGGTTCGGCAATGCGCCTTGCGTGCCGGCATTTGGAATCATCCCCGGAGGTGGATTACCGGCATAGGCGAGCCGTGTCGGAGCCGCAGCGCTCGCCTGTGGAGTTACAGGCGATGGGATCGGTGCCAGCAAACCTGTCGCAGCCGGCGCGGTTTTCGCAGGAGCCGCAGCCATACTCAATGGCACGCCATTCTCATGCCTAGCCATCGCAGCAATCAACTGAGGCCGCATTTCCGGAGGAATCGGATCGTTCGGCCCAATCCCCATCTGAGCCGCGACATGTTCCGCATAGGCTTTCGTATTGTTGTTATCTGACGCAGGAGCCCAACGGTTGACGATGCCTGAAATCGTATTCAGCCCGTGATTCCTTTGGTAGCTGTCAAGCAGCGTGCTTGCCGCCGCAACACCGTGTTCGGGAGCCTCGAACTTGGCAAATCGTCCGTCCGATCCGGCATAACCGGGCTGGGATCGTGCAAATTGGCCATCCTCGATATTCAGAGGGTTGTTGTTACGAATACCACGAGGTGCCGATGAATCTACGCTCGCGCTCGTAGTAGCCGGTGGATTTGTGTTGCCCCCGCCAGTCCCGCTGCTATCCGAAGTTGGGGCAACGGTAGGCGAACTACTCGGGGAACTACCAGCACTGGGAGATGAGCCGCCGCCTAGATAAGGCGAATAAATCCGCCCTATGGCTTCCGCGCCTTGTTGACGCCCCGCCGTCTCGGCCTGTCGCGCGAAATCGGCCTCTCGATTGCCTTGTATCGCCCGCACGAGTTCAGCAAGTCCCTGCGTCCAATGGTGGATGCCACCTTCCGGAGGTTGTTGCAGCGCCATCGCATGTTGGCGCATCTGCGCGACCTGTTCAGGCGTCAAAGTCGATGGATTCGCGAGCGGTGCTGTTGAGACAGATGATGCACCCAGTGGAGTACCAAGCGGACCAAGCCCCCATGAGCCTACAGTGTTTGGATCAAGCGCCATGGTCCCACCACCTTATGCAAACGCCATCTTGCCAAGCGATCCAAGCATCGAATTACCGAAACCACCAGTCCCGCCACTGATCGCCGCGCCACCAAGACCGAATAGACCGCTCATCATGGCGTTCTGTTGTGCTAGATCAGCATTATATTTGGCCATATTGGCTGAATTGGCAGAAGATGTAGCACCAACTAGATCGGCCGGGTTCATCGACGCTCCTGGTGTGGTCGTCAAACCAACTCCGGCCGGTTGAGAAAGGCCCATCTCCTGTGCGGCTATTTGTCCGGGCAGCAAATAACTCGATGTCGCCTGTTGGTAAGCCTGTGGTTCGGCAGTCGCCAAAAATCCGGTCACAGCCTGATTTTGATTGAGTTGCAAATCCCGCATCTGCTGCTGATAGGCCGGAGAATCCGGATAAATACCCTGCGCCCGCAATTTGGCGTCAAGTTGATTTGTCTGCGTAGAAAATTGTGGGTTGAGATAATCGGTCTCCTGCTTCAACAAAGCCTGAGTGTTGCCAGAGGTAGCATCTCCAATCACCTTTGACGGATTGGTCGCGCCATAGTTAGCCCCGGTCAGAAGTGCATTGGCCTGCTTACCCGCAACCCCTTGAGTGCCCTGCATTTGGGTAAGCAATGCTTGCTCGGCCGGCGAAAGTGATTGTGTCGCCGTGTAGGTCGGAACACCATTCGGACCAACCCCGGTCTGGGTATATGTCAGGGACCCAGTAGGCGTTACCTGATTGACGTTAGATGCCGCCTGCCCTGTTTCCAATGCCTGTAGATTTAACTGCTGCTGCTTGTCCGCAGTCACATTCGGATCAGGAACGGCCGGGGTGCTCGGGGATGACAGGCTCATTTCGCAGTTTCCTTGTCCTTCGCAAACCCAATCCGTTTAAGGTCTTCTTTGAAGAGAACGAAAACCGCCGCATCGCCGTAAGGTCCATAATAGCGATGTTGCACACCCTCGAATTTGAATCCAAACCTCTGAAACATTTTCAGTATATTGGAATTGTTGCGGTTTGTCCGCATAGTCAGACGATCAAGATGATTGAACCTCGTTAGCGCATACTGCGCCAAACCTCTAGCAATTCCAGCCGAAAATGTCTGTGGTCCATAATAGCTGAGTTCGACGTTGAATCCGCTATAGTTTTGAAAAATCGCCGCTCCTATCATCTTGTGCAGCCTGATGATCCCTATCGCAGCATCAATAGGCATAGGTGTGAGACAAAATTCATTCCACGCCCAAGCCGCCACCGATGCATCATGACCGAACAATAGTCCATGCGGCAGGCAGAGCCCGCGCTGTCGTTCATCTCTGGTAGGATTCGGGATCAAATATATGCTCCAAGCTCAATTACCGCGTTAAAGGCATTAATTTGAAGAATAGACGGCTGTTGCCCTACGTATCCATCGAATATCATGTTGTCGAAGGTGCCGGTATCGAATACGGAGTTCGCTCCACCGCCGCTCGGCAAGACGTTCACCTTCATCCGCACCGCGAGTGCATGGCCTTCAGCCTGTACGGATTGCCAAGTTGATTGTGGCAGCGGTCCTTGCGCGTAGAACGCCGCATCATATACCGAGGTGTCATAAATACCGCCAGTCGCCACGAAAGACGAAACTGGGGCCGTTGGCGATATCGAGCCGAAATCAACATCTACACCGATCGTCGGAACGATCGTGCCGCCAGTAACCATCAACGGCTGAATCATGCTCATTCGCTTGGTGCGACCCGGAGCACCAAAGAAGTTGAATGCGCATTGCATGTCCGCAACGATCGGGGAGACGAGATCGGCCGGACCTTGGTAGGCGTTAGCTACAATTCCATTATTTCCACCGAAATATAACTGATCGTTGAAAATCTCGAAACAATTCGCATTCCATCCCTGAAACTGAGTCCATGCTCCGTTCAAGAAGTTCTGCACATATTGAACCTGTGACGTATTGGTCTGTTGAGGCACGTTCAGGAACAACAATCCCTGTGCCGGATAACTGATCAACTCCCATCCAAAATTATTCTGGTAAGAAGCAGCGGCCTGCAACATGGCGTTCTGAATGCGACCCGTGATAGCAGCTTGTCTCACCGCACCGGTATCAAGTTGGATGGTCTGTGACAGCGGCAGAACACCTTGCAGTGTAATGATGCCAAGATCGGAACCGATCTTTGTGATGCATCGATTGCCCAGTGGTGGGGCAAGGTCAAAGGTACCGACTAGAGCCCAATTGCTTGCACTGGTAGGATCGGGACCACTGTAGACAATGACTTGGCCACGAGTCGTTACAAACACAGCAAGACTTTGTGGCCCAGTACCACCGTTATAATTCCATGATCCCATAGATTGGATAAAACCACCCTCATCCATGAGCGCACCGAGATCAAGTGTACCAGCGACAGCCCCCGTGATCGCATTCGGAGCCAAATAATAGGCTTTGGTGGAATTATTTGGTATGAACCAGAGTCGGTTCTGATGCGCATTGATGTTGACAAACGTCGTCTGCGGCGGCCCGCCCGTGATCGTCGGTGTGGTCCAAGTCGTCCCATCCCAGAGTTGAGGATTATCCGACCCATTGACCATATAGAGATACTGAGACCCACCCGGCACAATAAAATTGAGGTATTGCCACCTATTGCTAGAAAATCCGCTGCGAACTAGCACAGGAGCGGATTGGTTGCTGACGTTGTAGATATTACCGCCGCATGCAGCGAACAGAAATTGAGTGCCACTTACCGGCTTGTATGTCGCCAACGTCTCTACCGGGCCATTTGTGCCAAGTCCCTGAACCCACGCATTGTATCCAGCACGCATCTCTATCCATGACGTGCGAGGAACCCAGTTGATCAGGATCGGAGCATATTTCGGGTCCATGTTCGCAAGAGGGTCAATCGCGTTCCAGCCACCAGTTGGTGCCGGAATCGGTACCGGTTGCGTCTCAGGTTGAGAAAATGGAGTTTTGGGTCGAGCTTGGATTTTACGCATCAGTTAGACTGGAAGCCTCCAGGTTGCGGAAAATACCCGTCTTGGACTGCCGTCTCTGGCGAAATCAGGAATGGATGTACTCGCTTCACCAACGACAGCGTCTCGGTACCACCATCGCGAGCGATGAGACGGTCAACGAAATCGACGTAATCGTTACGGTCGTCCTCCCAACCTCCATATCCCTTGATCTTCTTGAACCGCCATTTCAGGCCGTCAATCAACGCGCGATCATCCAAGAACGAAGTGTCGAGATCACTTGTGAACGCCGAGTTCGTACCGGTACTGATGGTCGATCCCGTCATATTCACCCAGTTCGTCGACAGATATTCGAACACCAACTGAATCGGGTTCACCAGTTCGGCCGGTGCCGGCCAAATCCGATAGGTGCTGTTGAGCGAATTACCGAGTTGTCGCCAATGCCGGCGAGGTCCAGTCTGGACGATGCCGGAGCGATGCCACTGGTCAAGTTGCGGCGAATCCGGACCAAGTAACGCCCACCGGTTCGTTCGATCCCACCACGTCCGCGCGATATATGCCTTGAGATCGGCCGGAAGCGAGTAGGTATCCTGAGCAAACGTCAACGGAGTTGCCGCAGCGGTGCCGGTCGATTCCATCGTCAACGTGACGGTGGTTGTCGGGTTGTTGCCGCTCAGATCGCCAAGGTTTTTAATACGCGAGGCACTCGGGAGGAAAGAACCGAATATCGCCCAATTCCCCGCCGTCAATCCGGCCGTTGATGGGATGTTGGAGACAACAGGAGAGTTGGTGCTCACGTCCCCGGTCGTGATGATCGGCGCATTCACGATCAGATTGAACTCGGTCTGCATCGCGGTCCAGCCGTCCTCCGGCGTGTCCCGCAGTTCTTCGCCTTCCTTATTGAGTAGGGCAAGAACCTGAATTGCAGTTGGGTCAGTGTTTCCGATCAAAGTTAAGACCTGGGGGAAACCAAGTTCCCCCAGCATCGCGTTAGCAATTTGCAGACATGTCTTCGGCGTGAACGCGGTGACAGGCATTCGTCATGCTCCAAGCCTCGATTACACAGAAGCGAGAATCGCGTCGAATGTTGAGGCCGTCACTGCGTAGAAATAACCACCGTTACCGACCGATATGCTAACCCCAGTCGCAGTCAATCCACCTCGAATGAGCAATTGACCGCCTACTGGAGGCCAAACAACGCAAGTTGCTGTCGTATTCATCACGAAATATTCGCTTCCAACCTCAGCAACTGACGGCAGAATGAGACCAACACCGCTCGTCGCAGTGCCTATCGATCGAACATAGAACTGAAACTGCCCAATCGCCTGAGCCGTCGCCTGACTAGTACCAGCAGCGCTTACGCTCGTTGGATCAAGGCCAAGCCGTTTCGCAGCTTGTCCCGGAAGTCCAAACGTCATCAATCCGCGTGAATTTGCCATTGTATTCCCCTCTTATGCCCGCCTGAGCGGGGAGAGTTCGGGGCCGCACGGAATGTGCGGTTTGCCCTTATGCCGCGTCTGTGGCCTTCCGTGGGCCTCTCGGCTTGCCTTTCGGCCATCCCCGAGCCTTCGGCGGCTCACCCGCTGGTGCGCTCTGAGGCCCCATCGGATGGGTGGCGTTGATCTGCGCCGTCTGGGCATCTACAACCGGCGAATTGCCGAACGACGGAGCCCGTGGCATCGCGCCACCCGCAAACGTCTCGGCCGGTGCCGGCGCGGCTTGCCTCGGTGCACCCATCGGCATCCCAACGCCCGCATTCGCCAGCAACTGCGAATTGATCTGTTGCATCTGGTGCGCCATGTCGTCGTTTTGCTTGGCCAGCCGCGCGTTGTCCCGCTTCATCTGCTCAAGCTCGAACTGCATCTGATGGAATGCCGCACCGTTGGACGCGCCGTGGATGTATTTCTGCGCATAATTGACATAGTCCTGACCGTGCATGCCAATCGCCGCAATCGCGGTCGAACTCGCGGCAGCCAGATGCTCAACCGTCATGATGCCAACCGCCTGCAACATCGCAATCGCCGCCGGATGCCGGGGAAACAGCAGCCCAAGCGGCGTGCCCTCCGCGACTTGATCCTTGCCGGCTGCATAAGCCTGCCACTGTGCCGGCCACCGCTTCATGTCCAGATCAGACGCCGGACGGTCGACCTTCTGCAGGTTGCCCTCTCCGGGCTGCTGGATCATGACATAATCCTGATCCTCATAGATTGGACGGCCTGCCGATGCCGATTTGATCGGATTATGAACCGCCCGCTTGTAGAAAATGCACAGCATCGACGCATCGCCGGGGGTAGTTTGCACCGAGCCATCCGGCCTCATTCGATACTGCCCGCTGTCGGGAACGCCGTCGCCAATGTAGCCGCTCATTCGCTTTTCTCCTCAATTTCCTTTGTCAGTCGTTCAGCTTCGATGTCAATCATCGCCTGCATGTCGGCAAGTAGGCCCGGCCCATGGAATACCGGCCTGAACAGATGGCCAAATGCCTGCAGCATTTGTTTGTAGTGATCGGCCTGCGCAAGTTGATATCCCGCCACACGATATTCACGCGGCTGCGGAAAAGACGGACCCATTCCAATCTTGACGTTGTAGATGTCGCCCAAAAACTCTTTCGTCGAATCCGTGAACGGATAAGCATGGTGCTCATCGTCAGACATTCCCATACATGAATCAAATCCAAAGAAATGGAGTTCGTTGAATCCCATCATCATCGCCAACGTCATTGCCCGGAGACCGACCGTACAGCCCCCTCCGACCGCGACCCATCCAGGGGTCTTTTCTTGAAGATATTCACGAGCATCTTGATCGCCAGCGCCAATCGGCCAGCAATGCCACATCGTGACATCATAACCCTTAAGCGCTTCAAACACCGTCGAATTACAATGGCTCGAAATCAGATACTTCGTGTTTTTATCCGGTGCCCTGAGATAGTTTGCCATCACAGGATCAGGATCACATACCGCGCAATAGGTTGGAACGCGCGGCGAGTTCGCCTGTAGCCAATCATGTGCTGATCCGCATGCAATGATCGCCTGAAAGTCCATCAATTCCGAAATTGTATCGCGGATCGACGGACCTCCCCCAACCAATGCAATGCGACGACCAGGGACAAAGTCCTCTTGCTTGACCGGAAACTTCTCATGAAACCATGGCAATTGTCGCCCAATATTAGCGCGGACGTTGTTCATGGATTCTTCTGAAGGCGTTGCCGTCTGTGTAGTGACACCGGCAAGCCGGTTCCAATACAAAGACGACATCGCATGCTCTTGCATTTCTGGAGTAGGGAAATCGAGTTCCGCCATCTTACTGCGTCGTCCCTCTCATGTACGCAAAGACCAACTCCAGCGCTGCTGTAGTGCTCACCAGCGACACAGGAATCGCCGCGTTGGTCAATGCGGCATTGGTTGCTGACGATGCAACAGTGGTCGTAATAGACCCTGGAGACGAAGACGAAATATACAGCGTAGCCTGTGCTGCGGCCGTAGAAAGAACGTTGACCAGCGCGCCACCACGGCCCGCCACCATCGCCCAGAAGTAATCGCCGGCATTCGCAACAGACACCTGAAATTCCGCCAGTCCGAGTGTCTTCGAATTTGTGACACCGTTGGCAGTCGACCAGTCGCAGTTGTTCGCATTGAACGATTCGTCGATCTTGACGATATTCAAAGCAGTAACAGTCGTGCTCGCTTTCACGCGAACCCACTGAGACCCACCGATTCCTTGGCAAATATCGCCAAGGGCTGCTGACGGTCCCGGAATTTCCGGGGCAGTCGTGACCGAAATCGTCTGAGGGTTGTTCAGATCAACCCCCGCCTGATTGTCGACCGTGTAGAAGTTCGTGATGATAGTGGCCATAGCCGTTTAACTCCTGTTTTTCCCTCTGAGGCTTCCTGACGTATCAGAAAGCGCAGCAACTTATGCCTTAATGACCCCCTGAAGGAAGGCACAAGAAAGCGTTGCGTTCCCCGCCCATCCAATGAGCCGGACCATCGCGTCCTGATTTACGCTGAACCGATCGGGATCGAGCGGGACCATGTTACGTCCTGCATACGGCCTCCAGTGGATGAAGTTCGTATTCAAAAAGTACATGTGATTGCTGGGTGCGCCGCCGACTGCGGACGTACCTGAGCTGGTCTGGAACGGCAGCGGATCGCTTGACTGTCCCTGATAGCCACCGTCGAGCACGACATCGGCGTTCAGGTACTTGAGCGTCTCGAATCCGAGGTTTGCCAACTCAGTATCGCCCGCAAGCCGCTGGATGGCCTGCAGTGAGGACAGATAGAAGCGATACATGTTGTTGTCGGCGACGATCAGGTCGGGATGGTCGTTACCCCGAACCAACTGGACGTAAATCTGGTCCATGTAGTCCTGGATGTTGGCCGCGCTGCTCGGTGCACCGCCGTTCGTCGCGGCAGAGAACGTGATGTTCTGCCAGAACGAGAACTGCGACCGATCAATGCCGCCAACCGTACCGGTGGTCGGAGAATCCGCCACAAGCAACTGAAGTCCGCCGATCGAGTTCGCAACCGTGCCGTCACCATATGCACCCTGTGAAAGACCGTTCAAGAACGTGCGTTCGCCGTTCTTCACGCGACCTTCAAGCAGGTTGATGATGGCTTCCTCGCCTGAGTTCTGGATTTCCTCCAGACCAGAAATCGAGATCGCCAACGCAGACTGACGAATCGGAAATTCCGCCGCAGTAAACGTCTGCGAAGGAGAAATGTTCAACGATTGATATCCGCTGTACCAGACGAAGGTCGAGTTGTTGTTGTAATCCAACTCCTGGACGATCGTTCGGCCGCCGTCGAAGGTTTTGATATTGCCCTTCTTGTTCAACCGATGGAGCAGCGCGTTGTTTCGCAACTTTTTCTCTATGTTGGCTCTTTATCCAACATTTCCTGCATGTCGCCATGCAGAGAAGACCATCTCATCATCTTCCTAGCCCGCTTGGTTGCGCTGATCTTAGCACCGTGGCCTTTCGGCTTACCAAGTTGTGCCAATCTACGTTTTTCGTTCGCCTTGGGTGACCAGCGGTCGCCAACTGAATGGCGGGACGCCTCAACACCTTTCTTGATGGCCTCGGGTGAAAGTTCATAAGCCAGCCTGCTTTGATTGTAGAGCAGACCTTGCTCATTGAGGTTGGCCATCCAACGATGTTCGGCCTTCCTCTTATTTTCAACCGAACCTTCGATTTCTTCCAAAAGTCTCATTGCGAAAGCTTGTGAACCATATTGGTTCCAGTCTCTTTGCAATTCCGGCTCAGCATGTTTGCCCTTATTGAGAAGGCATCTATGTTCCCTGAACCGTTTCGACAGTTTGGCCTTTGTTGATTTATAGGGTCGTATTGTGTTTGCCCTACCGTCACCAACGCTACCAACAAGGGTTTTCATCGAAGTTAGGTGAACTATTCCGTAGATCGCTGCCATTCTGGAATCCCATCTTTGGCATTACTAGAAAGAGCCGGGCGCTCGTGGATGGATTATTCTTTCGTCACCATCTGGTCGTTAGAGCTTCCACCGCCCTAGGGCTTTCGCCTTACATCGGTGGCTTGCTACGGGATTGTCTCAGTCTCCCTGAGAGGTTCCCCGTTTCACCCGGTTTTACGTCTCCCGAAGTCTTAAGAGACGTTGTCTTGGAGAGACCCCGTGCGATTCCGCAGCGTGGTCGTAACAATTTCAGAGAGGCCGGGAGAGGCCATGGCACATGTCCCCCTGTGGGGTTAGTGCTGCGTACCCCTTAACTCGGCAAGAGCGCGGGAGATGCTTTCCCGTGGCGTTTCGATCCTTGGCGCGTTGGATTGGCCGCTTGGGACAGTACCGGCTGGGGCTCCGGATCGCACGCTTGCGCCTGCTTTCCTCGCCTTCTCGGCTGCCGTTCTGGCGTCCTTGTCACGCTTCGCCTGATCATCTCGCAGGAGCGTTTCGCGCACTTGTGGGTGCGCGTAAATCGCTGCCTGATAGGCCGCATCCATATCGATGGCGCCGTCCTTGATGGTGTTGCTGACTTGCGGTTGCCCTGCGTTGATAAGTGCAAGGTCCGAATTGATCAGGTTTGCCATCAGACCACGTACCGTTTCGGCGTGCGGCTTGTCTTTCGACCAGTTTGTCCACGTTTGTTTCGCGGCATTTGCAGCCGCAGCAGCATTCTGCTCCTCGAATGACTTGATACGAGTTTCGAGGTTCGTGATCACCGGTCGGAGATTTTCAGGTATCGTATTGCCTTGGTCAGCATCCGCTTTCTTTTCCGGAGGTTCGGTGGCGGACGCAGCAGGAAGGGTTGCTGGGTCAATACCAAAGGATTTCCCGAGTGCAATAAATGCCTGAACCTTGTTGGGGCCAGCAAGCTCCATATGCCATTTGAAGAGTTGGGTAATGGCTTGGCCGGGTGTGACGTTGTTTTGCGTCATCACGGCTTTGTATGGTGCAACTGCGGTATCGATATCCTGGTATCGTGTTCGTAGTTCCTGTACGCCCTTCTCGGTGTCGGCCTCGCGCCGAGTAATTGCCGCGCGTGCGGCCTCGGGTAGGTCATTCCAAAGGGCTTTTTCTTCCTTGCTCCATGCCTTGGGCGCGGCGGACGTAGCCTGTGGGGCCGTCTCGGTGTTGCCTTCGGTCGTGGTCTCGGAACCGGGTTTCGCAGTGGTGTCGCCAGCGGCGCCTTCCGTCTGCTTGGATTTCGTAGCTGCCTTGGTCGTCTTCGCCTTAGCGGCGGCCTCAGCCTTTTCCTTGGTCTCTGCCGTAGCGCGCTTGATGCTCTCGGTAATTGTCTCAACGCGCGGCTTGGAATGATCTTCGACGGCTGCGGCAGTTGTGCCGCCCGTGTCGCCAGATTGCGTTTCGCCGCTTTCTACGTCGCCGCCCGTATCGTCGGTTACGGTCGTTTCAGTATTGGTCCCCTCATCGGTGCCGCCGGCATCAGAACCGGGGACATCAGGAGGCGAAAATGCAGCAACAGATGAAAGCCAATTTCTTATCATGGTTCCTCCAATAACATTGAATTATCGATTTCGCAACTGATCAATTGCTCGTTTTATATCTGGCCCGGCTCGCGGCGGCTCAATCCACTTGCGCGGCTTTGCGGTCGCTTCATTGCCAACACAAGTCGCGCCGATTGCCTTGTCCTCTTTCCGGAAGGCCGATTTACTATCGAGCATTCGACCGGTGCCCATATGGCGAAGGTGCGTCCCGAGGTCATCCCGAATAACGTTCGGTGCATCGCTATGCTTCACGAACCGCACGCATTCAGTCGGCCACGGCTCCTCAAGATCGTGCCAATTCCCGCAGACTTTGCACATTCTTTGGGCCAATCATTCCTCCAGCAACATCCGAATAATCATTTCGTCATCACTATCCATTTCCTCTTTCGTTGCAAGGCGAAATGGTGGCGGATTCACATGCAACGTTGGCACCGGGCGGTGAGGTGGTGCCATAATGAGAGATGGCATCTGCACCGGTTTGATAAGCCGATTGATTGGGATAAGGAGGTTCGGGACACGCGCGACCGGCGCGGGTTCTTCCTCCTGCGTGGGTTCGTTCACCCATCTTTTATTTACTTCGTCGTAATATTCCTGCTCATAAACTGTCGGATGGCGGCGATGATAACTGCGAACTGGCCAGCCGTAATCATGCTTGTCAGCCTTCGGACTTATCGGTGCCTTGAACTCGTAAGTCCACCATTGCGGCTGTTGGCCATATCTCGTCCAGAGTTTAGCCGCTCGCCCCGGCGCAAACGGCATAAAATCAATGCCGATGAGATTGACCGGAACAATGGTAAATCCTGTTTCACAGTAGGCCACCCAGTCTTTAGCCAACCGAGGCGGTATCGGTGGCTGACTAAACGATGTGAAGAACGAAAGCGTCGTAGTCTGGACAAAATAGTCCCCAGAAAATGCAATCCAGTCTCTGGCAAAGTTGCGTGGCCGTGGCGGCGGTGTGAATTGCGAGAAAACCGACGAAATCGGTAGTGTCTCGACATAAACATCACCGGAAAACGCGATCCAATCTCGCGCAAAATGCGGCGGTTTTGCCGGTGGATCAAAGTTTGTAAATGGGAATAGAACAGCAGGAGGACCAACGATGGTCCTATCGTAAAAGGCTATCCAGTCCTTAGCGAAGTTAAGGGGCCGAGGCGCTGGCGGCCAGATATTGAAATCGCCAATAATATTCGCTTGCGCGGGGCTCGGGTTTGATACTTGGCCAAGCGCTTGCCGTCCAGTCGCATCAAACCCGAGAAATGACATTTACGGTCAATCGTTGAAGCCTCTTTAGTCCGGGAAGAACAGACCAAACCAAGAGGTGTGAGCCGGGTTAGGATCGATAGTGACGGTTCCAGGAGATGCCGAAGCCTGAACGTAATTTGAGATTTTCCAACTATCCCCGCTATCGACATGAACAATTGCGGTGAATTGGTTCTGTCCTGTGTTCGGATAACTTCCCAAGGTACCGATCGCCGCCATATCCTGACTAATTCCGCCCTCCGTCTTGTTGCTGCCAAGACTGTCTGTTCCGATCAACTTAGCAGTCATGCCATAGCCTTGCGCATTATAAACGCCGGCTTGGTCCCAAACCTGCCAACTAGCCAACAGAAGACCGGAAGCGAGCGGCTTCCATACATGGTTGGTCGTATCGAACCATCCTGTGGTGTCACGGGAAACCGCGTTCCAGTTCACTTGAACATAGTTCAGCGGCGAAGGAGGTGTGAATGTCTGAGCCGCGCTAAGATAAGCCCTAAATGACGGTATCATATTTGTATCCTTGTCAGGTGATGTTGAAATTTGCCGCTTTTTGGAATTGAGGCCCCGGAAGGTTGAGGGTTACACCGAATCCCATACTGCCAACAACGGAAACTGTACCCCCCGATCCGCCTAGGGTAAACGATGACGAGCCAAATTCATGGCCAGTGAAGGATGCAAAATAGTTGTTTGAAATATTGATCGGCGAACTCGTGATGCATCCATTAAAGATGTTGATTGAAGCCGTCCCGGTATATCCATTTTGGATATTGAGCGAGTTCGTGAAATTCCCTGAGAAATCACACTGTTGGAAATGATTCTCTTGCGATGTTGCCCCCGGATATCCAGTTCCCTGCCAAAAAGCAAAGCGTTGGCTGCCGAACGATCCATTCCCATTGAACATACAGCGATTGTACCAGTTAGCTCCGTTGGAAACGACGCTATCAAGACAACCGTTAAACCAACTGTCAAAGCAATGCGAATCGATACCTTGGGTAAACAGACCAGCGCTGCCGTAAAATGATGTTACGTGCGAGATGTTCGCCGGAACATTTCTAGCAACCGTAATCGCATTTGAGCCAATGAGCGCAGGGTTAGGGTTATAATACCCCTGCACGGTCAGATGTTCGAGCCCACATCCACGCACACAACTCGTATCAAAATTCAGCGCATTAACGTTCGTCGTGAACCCACTCAAAAATGTGCCATTACGGCCCGATCCGATCAATCGAACGGCACCCTTAATATTGACCGTATTGGTTATCTGAAAGATTCCAGGAGGCATGAAAACAACGCCTCCGTTGTAAGTGGTATGCATGTAGTCGATGGCTTGCTGAATGAGAACTTCATTCGATGGATTCGACGGGTCAGCACCCCAAGCCGCAACATCAGTCCAAGGCTGTCCGGTTTTGAAGTAGAAATTGTCAGTTATGATCTGGTTCGTCATTTTTACATCCTGAACATACCTGTGAGAGTTGCTGCTGTATTTACATTCATCGTATTGGCGTGCGTAGCGTCCCCTTGCTCATTCGCAGAAACAATCTGCACACCAAGCAATGGTCCTAATGTTCCACTTGATGATGCCATGCTATCCACCGCAGTCGTGGAAGTCGTAACGACACTCAAACTTGGAACAACAAATGTTGTCGCTGAATTAAGACCAATTCCCACGAAACTAAAACTGCTTGCAGTAGCAGTAGTGGTTATACGTGTAGCATAAGAATAAACAAAACCGTCTTCAGCTAGTCCGGACAGATATGTAATCTGATTTCCGCCACTAGCTCTTGCTTGCCTGACCGTGGCTGAGGAATAGGTATACGAAACTCCATTATCAGTTACGCTAGTACCTATGATGACCCGGTTATATGTGTTCCAAACACCAAGGAAAGCCGCCGTTCCCCCCGATGCTGCGGCTCCAAATATCCAATCTAATTGGGATGATCCGTTGCTTCTCGTCGTTCCTACATATGTTCCGCGAGATGCCGCTGGCCCGTTGGTGATAGATGCATTATTGAGCAAGACACCGTTAACCATAACGAGCGCGGTACCGGCTGAACGTGCGGAATCGCTGGTCCAATCAGGGCCGTGGCCTATGCGCGTCGTTCCCGCGTCATCCCAGACGAACCAATCATTGACTTTGCTAGCCCCTATGGCAGCCGGACTTTTGGTGGTGTCAGTAGTCGCAACAGATAATTCCGCGAAGGCTACATTCCTGAAACTCACACCGTCATAAATCGGAACCTGATTCCCGACATATGGCGTGTAAAATATCGTCGTCTTAGCGCTTTGCGTCGTCGTCATGACCGGTGTAGCGGTCTGCAGCGTCAAGCGTCCCTGTGGAGGATTAATGAACACCAAGTCTTCCGCGAGAGCTACCACCGAGACTTGAGGTGCGGAGGAAAAATTGATCTTTGCCGTAGTGCCAGCCGAATTGAAAAGAACCGTCGCCCTAGTCAGAACCGTTCCCGCAGTGGTGTAGACCCCATAACCTATTTCCCACTGAGTGAGGTCCGAACTTTCAGCCCGATATCGATAGGTGCCGTTATTGGTTGCGCCTGCGCCGGCCGGCGTCTGATACCCGGTAACAGCGGACGAGACGGTCCAATCCGTAGTCCCGCCTGCAGTCGGGTTGAATTTACAGACATCAAGGAAAGAGGCCATGCTAGGTCCCTATCGCGATGATAGGGGTTCGTTCCCACTCCGCAAGTTTGGCGCGTTCCGCACCATCCGCTTCCATCTGCTCAATCATCTTTTCGGTTGGAATACACTTCGCTTTCTTTACGCATTTCGGACAAATAATTCCCATGCATTGCCGGCAAAGACCACCAAAATCGGCCGGATCACAGTATGGCTCAACCACGATCACGAAGCAGCAATGCTGACAGGTCGCAGTATCGCGCCGAAATGTTCCAGCCTCGCCATAGCTTTCTAGAAAGCCTGTCGATTTTCCGTAGCGCAACGACATAGGATTACTCCTGGAAATACAATCCAGTCTTAACCGATGCCGAGTAGGACGGTGATAGCGCGCGGAACGCAAAGCCGTTGAACGATGTTGCAGGCCAAATCAGCATCTGGCTTTCCTGTGCCGCTGTCCATCGCTGCGAATTGCGTTGGTTGAGTGCGACGGAAAAAACCGTGCTATTGGCCGTCACGGCGTTGGACGCTGCAGTCCATGCGAGAGCGGCAGAAGTCTGCAATTCCGCAGGATCGGTACATTGCGGCGCGTAAGAGCTTCCTGAAAGCGCAGATGTTGTCGATCTCGAAAGATCATATGCGATCGGCGTATCTGTTGCTGACGGTGCCGAAGCGGCCCCCATCAACAACTCATAGGTTCTGCCACGTCGCAGTGCCGAACCGTTGCTGGAACTGGCGTAAACCAACACACCGTTGGAATTGAACGCTGCGGAGGCAGTCAAACTGCCATCTATATAATAATAGGGCGATTTCGCCTCCTATTTGACTGGAGTGGTGACTAATTTTAGAGATTTTGTCTCAATTGTAGATACTGGACGGAGTGGAACACGATCATTGCCCCAAACTCGGCGTGCGTAATCAATACCTTCTGCCGCGCCTTTAAGCAATGCCGTGTCGATCTCCGCTTGGCGCTTGACGCGCTCAGCCTCTTTGATCTTGCCCTCTAGTTCATTTTGATAGACGCACATTTTACGGCCCTGCGGGGTGGCATCAACCCAACCATAAAGGGACGGTGGCCGCATGATATCGCTCTCGTCCGGTGCTCCAACCTTGATCCCCATAGCCATGCACATCACGATGAAATGCTGCATCGCGGGACGCTGATCGGCATATTCGCCGGGCAACGTCATATCGATACCGTAGAGCCCGATTTCGGTCGCGCCCTCCGCAATCGCCAGCGCCATCATATAGGCAAATGTGCTTGTGAAAAAATAGAGCGAGTGCTTTGCGATCATTTCTTCAAGCGGATACGGCGTGGCGTGCTTGATATATTCTCGGCTCTGCGCATAGATCAAAAACTCTTGCTCGTTCAGCCAGTCGACATATTCGCCAGCGCCCCATTTCTCGCTCTCTGGCCAGCCAAGATCACCGTGGATTTCAAACCATCGCGTGACCCGTGGCAATTTTCCAAATGCATTTCCGGGAGAACACGCCCAAATCTCCCAATCGCCATTTGCGTAAGGCGCGAGCATGCGCGAACTGGGGCAGGTACCGACTAGGGCAACTTTCAAACTGGATTCTCCCCTTCAGGAATTGGCTCAACGCCGACCGGCCGGCCATTCGGCCCATACACGATCCTTCGTCTGGTGTTGGCAGCCTTGTGGATCATAGCCGCCGCCTCCGCAAGGCTCCGGACGTTGTCCTGATGACCTTGCGCATTCGCCGTGGCCATCGTCGGTGCTGGTAAACCGTTCGTGGCCGCATGCGTCATGCGCTCGTGTGCCAACTTTTGCATTTCGAATGCATGTTGTTCGCGAGCCATGGTCTGCTCGAACTGCATCTTTTCCATTTCCCATTGATGCTTCATCGCGGCTAATTGTTGCTCTCGCTGATCGTTCGCCTGCTGCGCCTGAGCTTCGATTTTGGCGTTGGCAATTTCGGCTTGAGCTTTGGCGACATCGGCTTGGCCCTTGGCTGCCTCGGGGCTTTGATGACCCGCCATACCGGCTGCGGCATTTTGTGCCAGTTTTTCGGCTTTCTCCGCATATTCATCGATCGCCGATTCCAGATCGCGTCCGGTTCTGAACTTGCGGACACCCCATTGCAGCATTTTGGCCAATAGCGGGACAACCGCCGGATTAGCCGCCCCCAACAATTGAGCGGCTTGCATGAATTTCGTCACCGATTCGATAAATGTAGTCGCATCGGCCCGTTCTTGCTGAACATCGCCAGCGATCATCGTATCGGTTTCGATGTCGATCCGGTAACCGCGCGAGATATCGGACTTCAGAAGGTCTATCGCCTTCTTAATCTTCGCCATGGTCTGCAAGACCTTCGGCGAAAGTAGCGGTGCCCCTGGAGGCATCATCGGCTGGACATTTTGGGCCGGAGGCTGCATCGGCACCATGGCAGTGCCGGGCTGCGGCATTCCTCCCGGAATTTGTGGCATTCCTACCGGAGGCTGTCCCTGAGCCATTGGCGGGGCCATGGGTGTGCCTTGAGCCGGCGGCGGCAACTGTGCCATCCCGCCCGGCGGGGCCATCCCGGGGGCCGCTCCGGGCATCGGTGGGGCCAATGGCGGGGCATCCGGCGCAATCGGCTGCATCGAAACCGGGTCAATGCCCTCTTCGTACAGAATCCCCGATATTTCGATCAGCGTTTCAGGTTGGAAGTGCTTGGCAATCACCTCCGCGACCAATCGCACGACATCCTGAGCAAACCTGCTCACTTCTAGACGGCGATCCTCGATCCGTGTCTGTCCGCCATTCGATTTGAGCCGCATTCCGCCCAAAGTCTCGCGGCCATCGCTGGTCTGACTGATCAGAGCGCTGATACCGGTGATCCGCTCATAATCTTCCAAAACCTGTTGTCGGACCTCAATAAGGCCCTTCAGGGTCTCCATGACCTCTTTGATAGGCAGGAACGCTATTGCACTCTGCAGGCCGCCTTTTGACGCGAATTGTGCCCACCCTTCGACGGGGATCAGTTCATTCTCGACCGATTCGTCCAGCAGCCGACGCAACGGCTTATTCGCGGCGTCATAGCAGCCTGCGACCTTGAGAGCCTTCGCCAGCAGGCTGATCCGCTGCGTCAACTCGTCGATCTGGTTAGCCTGATCCTGATATTCTGAGAAATCCGGAACCGGGATCAGTGATTCGTTCGTCATCGTGGCCGAAAGTGGCTCCGGGCACGGGAAGAAATTGCGCAACTGCAATGGATCAGGCCGGCAATCGCAAAGGCTGTCGTAGCCTGTCGATATCCAGTAAACCTTGCCGTCCGCCTTGTTCCAGATTTCGTAAAGAACACGCTTCCGGCTGTTGTGATCGTCCAAGACATGCGGGGTGTTGTCGCCCGCGATCCGGTCGCGCATCATCATCTGAGGATCGGCTTGGATTTTGTTGCCGATATCCTCGCCGAACCGCTCAATGTTGTACGTTTTTGACGTGAATAGCCGCTTGCCTACCGCCTGCACTTCCTCCCATGTCCGAGCGGTACTCGGAAACATCAGGAAGTCTTTCCAGTGCACATAATCGACCGGTGCCGATTCGCTGATGATCCGAGAGCCGGTTTCTTCGAGCTTTTCCGTTTCTTCGCTTTCGTCCGGTTCCTTTATCTCGCCGTTGGCGTCGGCAACATCGGGTTCGACGGAGGCGGGGATTGATATGCCTTCCCCGATCTCCGGCTCGTACCGAACCCAAAGCTGTCCTCTTCCAGGAAGGAGATAGTCATCACGCGCCCTCCGCATCGATGGATGAAAGCCATTCTCTTGGAGTTCATTACGTAAGGCCCGCTCAAGGATGGTAGCTGATATCCGACCAACTGGGTCTCGATCATTGAACTTCCTCTCGCATACCGCATCTGGGACCTTGGAATAAACCGCAGGCTTCAGAATTTGAACCGACGACCACAGCAGATTGAGCCGGCGCTGGCCGTTCTGATCGGCCATCGTCCGATCGTCTCGATACCGCTTCAGGATGTCGGCACCGCGCTTGTACCAGTTTTCCTGAATCTGCTCGACCGCGTGAACCTCTCCCTTCCAATATCGGGCCATCCGGCGGGCTTCTTCCGGATCGTTCATGATCGGATCGATACCGCTGTCTTCCGGCTCGTCTTCCATCTGGTCTCGGTCGTTCTCAACCATGGCCATTAGGCCACCCCCTCAATTCATGAAGCCGCCCTTTTTCAAAACCCTCTTTGAGGCTTAATGCGTGCTTTTTTATTTCACGCTCAATAGCATCAATGATGGCATCCTGCCCCTTATCCTTTTCGGATTCTGCCGCAGCCGTGGCAGATTCTACCACGCCATCAGAAAACCAATAACGACCTTCTAGATTCCGGACTGTGGTGATCACCACATCTTTGATAGATGGCTCCAATCTAGGATTATCGCGCAATGGCTTGTTGAATATCCACCGCAGCGGTCTTTCGATCGGCCAATGATTTATTGCGTAGCGAAGGCGGCACAAAAAACCCATTTTCAAATCCTCTTGTACGGCATGAATTTGTTCTCTCGCACCTTTTCGAAATCGCCCATCACGTCCTTGATCTGCAATTCGTTGTCCGAGCCAACCGTCATGATGCGGCCTTTTTCAGAACTGCCGTCAGAACGTGAATAAGGTCTTGCATTGCACATATACCGGCACTCATCTGGGGCGTGATCCTCGCCATCGGAATCAACATCTTCGATATTGTCTTTGTCATGCTGAAGCGCCGGCAATGTCCTTATACTATCAACGCAATTCTCAAAAAAGTAAATCATCGGATCGCCGTCCTGCCCAATTAAGCGAGCACGGACCATGTCCCAGCCTCCCATTGCTCCCTTGCGGCTAACGCGAGTATTATCTGCAGGCTGCCAGAATTGGTAATACGGAGCAACGGCTAGTCGTTCGCCAATTGATGGTCCTCCATCCTCCTTAAATATCGACGGATCAGCTACTCTGAGCGATATTCTAGGTCTCCCTTGATCGTTTACAGGTTCTCGCTTTTCCCGCTCCGCTACCCCACTGGCAAATTGCTCTACTGTAAGCTTCAATCCGGTATTGTTGTGCATCGATTGCCCATTTTCATCAATTTGGCAGCCATACCATTCGCGGTATCGAACCAAGGCGCCACGAGGCAAATCATTTTTATAGGCAAATCTAGGATCAAATGTACTAGGTGTATGATCCGCTAACGGCTCAAAACGATCTGGAACAAGAGCCCACCATCCAATCGAAAATGGCCGCGCTGAACCCCAGTCCATTGATGTAAATCGCGTCCAGTGCGGCGGTACAATAAACTGAGGGATGACATGCCTACGCTCGTCCCACTCATCGAAATATGCGCCTTCGATAATGTCCCAGTTGCCCTGCAGCCATGCGGCCACCAATCGCGCGTTTCCAACCATCTGCAGACGCGCGACATATTGCGGAGTGTTGTTATATTTGTTGTCGGTGATCTTGCTCGGGATAAAAACCCGTTCCTGCTCATACTCTTCTTTCGTGAACGGATTTACCAACTTCGATTTTATAACCTGCATGCCGCGCGGTGCCGGCATGATGTAGCGCTGTTTGATCCAGAGATGCCCAACACCTCCAGGATTGCCAGTCGCCCTAAACCCGCATCGAACCTTCGGGTTTGACGATCGGATACAAGCCATCAGTTTAAAGATTGGCGTTGGGCTGGGGAAATTTCCTAATTCTTCGACATATATCCGGCTGAACGATCCGCCTTGGTACCGGTCTGCGTCATCATCATTGTCGATATATGCGAATGTCAGACGTGCGCCATTAGGAAAACGCCACATCTTTTCCGAAACATGCCACACAGCGCCAAGTTGGCCATAAATCTGTTTGCTGCGCTCTATTAGTTCTTTTAGCTGCGTCAGTTCGCGCCGAATCACCAACCCGATCGCGTCAATCCCAAATTCATCCGCATGGCTGGCGAAATCTCCAAGCATTCCGTCCGATTTGCCACCGCCCCGAGCGCCTCCGAAGAAGATTTCGAATACGGGGCATGACAGCAGCCAAGTCTGAGGCCCTGGATTTGGCTCCCAAACGACACGATAGATTGGATTTGTGCGATCTGCGTGCGTGGACATCGCTTAACGCCGTTTAGTCTTGATCGCGTCTCGGATCGTATCGCGTAGCCCGCGCTCGAACTTCCTGCACCACATGTCCGGCTCTATGTCGCCCTCAACCAAGACGCAACTTTTGCTGTTCGGCCGGAAATGCTCGCAGATGCCGCAGTGCGCTTGCGGTTTCCCTTTGGAATAGTCGACTTCGGCTTTGGTGAACTTGCCAGCCATACTACATGTCTAGCACTAATATCGATGCAAGACACCATGAACGTAGCTGCAACTCATCGTAAGATTCCCAGCCCACGCATAGATGTCTGGCATCGGCCTCGTGGCTTCCGCAAAAAAACGATCCTGATCAATCTTTTTCCAATTACGTCCAGCGTAGAACCTCCAACGGAAATATTTCGTATGAAGAAAATAAATCCTAGATGGGATAACCGAATGGTTCTCGATTATTGATTGCAGGCTTGGATCAAGAACAACCGCCGTCTCACCAAAATCCAGAGATTCGAATCCCCAATCCGAATATTTGGATTTAAGCATACCATCAGGTAAAGATTTCTTGAAATCGTTGAAATCATCCTTCCCCATCAGGATCAAATCCGGCCGCTCCAGTTTCGTAGAACCAACATATTCAACGATCGAAAGCTTTTCGATCATCAGGCCCATCACATCGCTAAGTTTCTGGCCACTGCGATAACTTATCGAAAGATTACGCCAAAACCGATGTTGCTTCCGATCAATCCCACCCACCATACCGATCGTCGGCGTGATGCTCACTAGGTCAGGCAAGGAGTTGATTGAATTTCTGCCGCCGCCCGACGAGATCGCCTGCGCTGTCATCTTAGCAGCCTCAGCAACCGGGTCGATTTCCTGTTTGTCTTCGTGGAAGGCCACGGCCGCTTGCTGGATCGGATATTCGGCAGCGGTGAATACCCCGCTAACTTCGTGATTTTGGAAAGCCTGATGTAGATTATTGGCTGGCTTCCATTGGCCCGGCTTTAGAACCTCATAGCCTCCATACCACGTAAATGGCGGAAATTGATTCGGCTCGACCAAAACTGGAAATGCAATCTCCTGAATGATGGTCCGACCGCCCTCGAATGATTTGATATTTCCAATCTCATTGAGCCGGCAAAGCAGTGGGTGGCTTGCGATCGTCGCTTTTTGCAGTCGTTCAGAAATCTCGTCTGTGGCCGCCATAGGCTTGGCCTCCGTGTTGTGAGCCGCATGATGCGTGCTCTGAGGCGATGACTACCACGGGAGGCGATGACGTGCAATTTGGACAATAAAAAGCCGCCCGCGTCATGACGACGGGGCGGCTTGAGATTGGCACCGGTACAAGGATTTGAACCCTGCTTGCAGGATTTGGAGTTCTGCTAACGCCCAGCGTCTACCGGTAATTGGTACTGCCTTTCTGATTTGAACAGAATCCCACCGATTCACAGTCGGCGTGCTCATTGCCATCGAGCATAGGCAGCATGGTCCCGAAGGGCGGTGCCGACCCGCCCTGACAGCCGTATGAAAGCCGTTTCCTCGCCGGAGGCATCGGGATGGCAGCCGGTGTCTGAATCGAACAGACGTTCAGGCATTCAAAGTGCCTTCTCTTGCCACTAAAGGAACCGGCCACAATTGGTAGAGCCTAGCGGTTTCGATCCGCTTCCTCCCGGGTGAAGGCCGGGGATTCTAGCCAGTAAACTAAGGCTCCATGGTGCGGGCTGCGGGAATCGAACCCGCGACATCGCGTTGGAAGCGCGATATTTTACCATTAAACTAAGCACGCGAATTGGCGGTGAACTGAGAGCACGATTCTCACACCTTACGGTGCCCTTCGTTTAGCAAACGAGGACGGGTCCCACCCGCTTAGTTCACCATAAATGGTCTTGCCGGGACGACTCGAACGCCCACGATTTCGCTTAGGAGGCGAATGCTCTGTCCAGTTGAGCTACGGCAAGATTGGCGCTTCCGAGAGGATTCGAACCCCTGGCGGCCCGAGGTAGAAACTCGGCGCTCTGTCCACTGAGCTACGGAAGCAATTGGAAGCGTGATCGGGAGTTGAACCCGATTACAACAGTTTTGCAGACTGCGACCTATCCGACCGGTCCTCACGCCATATTGGCACCCCTTGACGGTGTCGAGCCGCCGTTTCTGCGTTCAGAGCGCAGTGTCTTGCCGTTGGACGAAAGGGGCAAATTGGTCAGGGTGGGAGGAGTTGAACCTCCACTGGCAGCGTCCGAGGCCGCCCGACTTCCGCAATCTTTCACCCTGATGGCGATCCCACGAGGAGTCGAACCTCGATCTCCCAGTTTCGTAGACTGGCACTCTGTCCATTGAGCTATGGGACCGGGTTGGACCTGCTGACGGGTGCTGACCCCGTGTTTCCACCTTGAGAGGGTGGCGAACTGTCCGTTATTCGACAGCAGGATGATAGACTTTGCTCGCATCGCAGGACTCGAACCTGCCACGGTCTGGTTAACAGCCAGATTCACACACCCGGTGCGATTGATGCGAGCAAAATCTAACAGATCAAGAAAATGGTGGACCTCCACGGTTACGATCCGTGTCCTTCGGTTTGCAGGACCGACGTGCTCCCATTATCACTAGAGGCCCGGGAGAATGGTGCCCTGCGCTGGTTTCGATCCAGCCTCATCGGTTCTTCAAACCGAGGCAATCACCAGATTTGCTAACAGGGCGAATTGGCGCGGGCAGGCAGAATCGAACTGCCGCTCGGACGTTGGCAACGTCCAGGTCTACCACTAACCTATGCACGCATATTTGGTGCCTCGTGAGGGTAACGATCCCCCGAGTCTCCGAAGAGTACAGTTTTACAGACTGAGCGGCCTCCTTAACCGCATACCGAGGCAAATTTTGGTTGCAGGCCCAGAACTCGAATCTGGCTGTAACGGCTTATGAGGCCGAACGGGTCACCCGACCTTTACCTGCTTCAAAGGAAATTGGCGGAGGGCGGGTAGATTCGAACTCCATGCCTTTCGGCACCCTCGGTTTTCAGGACCGCGACAGAACCCCGTCTGCTTCTGCCCTCCGTAACTTGGCGATCCCTCGGTGATTCGAACACCGTATTTCGGCTTTCGGAGAGCCGCGTCTTGTCCATCCGACTCAGGGATCATTTCTTCTTTTCGCCCGGAAAATACTTCGCCATCGTCACCTTTTGGATAAGGCTATCGTCGGCGACAATCCCGGGCTTAGTCAGCGTCTTGTCGTCCAATGCCTGTTCAAGCGCTAGATAGGCATTGCCCAAATCAGGTGACGACGGATTGACGAACAGCACATCAAGATCGATTTCGTGCTGTATCGGCATCTTATTCCCGACGCTAGTATGCCGCACCGCCTCAAATATCACCTTCCGATAGGCTTGGATTGTTCTGACATGCATCCTCCGGTGAGGACTGTCATGTATCCAAAGCTGAAGCAATGGCGGCTCATAGAGCGCGTGGTACTTGGCAATCACCTTCATTGGTACGCCTCCCCCGATTCGAACGGGGATCAAAATTCTTATGAGGAATCGGCTCTACCGTTAAGCTAGAGGCGCAAATTGGTGGCGGTCACTGCCTCACGGCCTACCGCCGCTGAACACCGACCGTCGCCGGATTCAGGTATACGGCGCATGCCACCGTCGTGGCGGGCCGTAGCTGGTCTGAGTAGCAGGACTTGAACCTGCAGCCCCCGCGCCCCAAACGCGGTGCTCTACCATTGAGCTACACTCAGTTGAATGGCGACCCCACGGGGTTACGATCCCCGGTTCTCCGCTCGACAGGCGGGCATTCTACCATTGAATTATGGGGCCATTGGCGAACCACCACGGTAACCATCCGTGTTCCCCGGGTTAAGAGGCCGGTGCATCAGCTTAATGCTTGTGGTCCGTGGAGGACCATCTCGGTTTCGATCCGAGTCCTCAACGTTTAAAAGACGTGCGCCTTCCCATCCGGCTCATGGTCCTAGTTAGGGATTCATGACCCAGGTTTGATTCGCTTCTCTTCGCACACGACGATCTGACCCGTATCCGGGAAGTGGTGGACCCAGTTACGGCGCATGCGCACCGGAACAAGGCCGAATTGGCAGTGAATGCACATGCTCTTTCCTTTGAATGGTAGTCCCTGCCGGTTTCGATCCGACTTTCCACGCTTATCGGGCGTGTGCCTTAGCCACTAGACGAAGGGACCGTGTGCTCGGGCTGGGGGTCAGTTATTCCCCGGCTATGACCCCTCCGCGCCTCGCGGACAAGTGCCGGGACAGATGCTGTCTGCACACCCGAGCGGTGACAGCCCACGCCTCTTGAAATGGTACTCCGTCAGTGGATCGAACACTGTCTTGTCGGTGTGTAAAACCGATGCCTTCCCATTTGGCGAACGGAGCATGGTGTGAGTGTCGGGAGTTGAACCCGAAAGACATGGGGTTTAAGCCCTGCCGCGTTTCCGCTTCGCCACACTCACATAAATTGGTGCACGTAGGGTGATTCGAACACCCACTGAACGGGTTTTGAAGCCGCTGTCTCTGCCGTTGGACTATACGTGCAAATTGGTACCCCCGGGGAGACTTGAACTCCCAATCCTTTCGGCGCCAGTTTCTAAGACTGGTGTGTATGCATTCCACCACGGGGGCATGGTGCTCTCTGATGGTTACGATCCATCGTCTGATCCTTACCGGGGATCTATTCTTCCATTGAACTAAGAGAGCGATAGGCGGGAGCGTCCTAGCCGCTAGACGACCGTAGATGATCAGTCCACGAGGCAGAATCGAACTGCCGTTTCTCCCTGAGTGGAGCCCTAGCCGGGATTCGAAACCGGCTCTCCCGCTTACAAGGCGGGTGCATCGCCACAATGCTTCAAGGGCAAATGTTTTCTGTTCTGGCTCGGTGAATCGAACACCGGACATCCGACTTACGAAATCGGCGGTCTGCCACTGACCTAAGCCAGATCAGAAAACAAAAAGAACGGACGGCGCGCAGCTAAGCCGCTTTTGCCCGTGGACTGCTATAGGTCGTCCCATTCTCACGGGGCCTACACGGCGCGTCCAGAAACACACTTCAGGCAGGGAGGGTTTTATCGGGTGGTTCTCTCTGCCTTTTCCGGCAGAGGGTTCGGACCCTTGGCCGGTTATTCTTGTATTCTGCGCCCTTCGGGCTGCAGGGAGACGAGGCCAATAAAGGCGCACGTATCCGACCACCGATTACTCGGTGCTTTGGTCATTGGATATGTGCCTAAATGGTGCATCTTCGTCTTTCAGAGACACTCGATAGTTGAGACTAATAAACATCCAAAAATAATTGTCAACTAGCCAATCAATATTTTCCAGATCATCGTAACCGTCTAGCCTCAGTGATAACCGTCATTCGATCGGTCACTGGCCTCCAGGCGACTGCATTAGTCCCATCATCGCCTTGTTCATGAGGTTCTGAGGTGTGGTCGGAGCATTCGCTAACTTCTCATCGAAAACGATTTTACCGCTTGGCGCCGCAAGTTGACTATCGTTCACCCACTGCGGCGCACTCGCAGGAGCCCATTGAGATTCGGCGGAAAATGTTTGATGCATCGGCGTTTTCCAATAATCAGGATAATGCATCTGGTTGTCGTTTGGATTTATCGCCGTCGTGGCCGCAGGATTCCCTTGCTGAAGTGCCTGATAAAAGCCCCTCATGTCGTAATCGGATTGAGAGGCATTAGGATTGAATGGCACCTTGTTTTGCTGGAGCCAATTCAAGAACTGCATTTCCTGAAGCGATGGAAGTTGCGTGTTATAATTGGCTGGAGTTGAAAATGGAGACCGCGTGGCCATCTCATGACCCCGTCACAGCGCGTTCGACGCCCTCAGCATCGTAATTTTCTTCTTCCATCGCCCGCCAGCGGCCGTCGATCTTCTTCAACTCCAAATACCCGCCCGGCGAAATCGAATCGGGCTCCGATGCCAATTCCAGCGCGTATTCCCGCCGCATGCACTCCAGATCACAGTCCGCCGCGATCCACAGAGAAATGATCTGCACGCAACGGCCGTGCGTCACGATCGCGGTTTCCCCACGGGCATCCTCAAAGATCGGCTCCGCGCACTCGATAACGCGCTGCACAAAATCCTTGAATGATTCACCACCTTCCGGCGTCTCGTCGTCATTCTCCACGAGGTCCTTGATCTTATCGACGATCGTAGGGTTGGTCAGTTTACCCTCGAACTCAGGCCCGAGGTTCCAGGAGCGTAATTCCTCCATCGGCATGACTTCGCCACCGGTACGCTTCTGGATCGCATCAGCGGTCGCCTCTGCCCGCTGGAGGTCCGATGTGTGGATGGTGCGAAAGTCGCAGTCCTCAAGGTCTTCAGCCAGCCGCTCGGCCTGCTCCTTGCCCTCTTTGGATAATTCGACATCTGCCCAACCCCGAATCAGGTCCTTGCCGGCACCGCCCCGATTCATGACCGTTGAGCCATGCCGAACGAGATAGACTGACGATTCGCCCTTCACGGCATCCTCGATAATTTCTCTGAGCGAACGTCGTTCAGGCGGTTTCATGGCTATTTCCTATAGCCTGTCTGTGGATGGTAGCAAACTCACCAAAGTGCTTTAGAGCGGCTTCAGTATAAGCATCGTGCGCCTCTTCTGCCGTCTTAAAGAAACCTAGATTAATTTTCTTATTATTTATCACAATTCTGGCCACAAATGGTTTTTTTAGATACTTATTTGAATGACGAAACACTCCACGACCATAAACAGATGATGTTTTGCTATTCATTAAATTCTGAGAGCGTGTGGACTGTCGCAAATTTAAAATGGCGTTGTTGTGTCCGTTTCTATCGATATGATCGATATCATTTTCGGGCCATTCGCCATGAACATACAACCAAGCCAATCGATGGGCATAGTAACGCTTACCGTCCACACCGATTAACCAGTATTGGTTGTTGTTGCTTCCGGCAGCATTGCCCGCAATCTGACCATCGACAACTGACCCTCGACGACCCGGAAATTTGATATGGCTAAATATACCTGTTTCCGGATCGTAAGAGAGAAATCGTTTTAGATGATCTTGAGTAAGCATTGGTCAGCGTTTTCCGATTCTGTGACTTCCGGGATGACCAGACAGTCGCATGTTTCCGCTACGCTGATGTGCGGCGTGTCCATAGCCATGGGGTTTTGTCCCCATTCCAGCATGTGTGCCGATCCCGCCACCTGGGCCGTGAACGGCTTTAAGTACCGCAGGCTCATGAGCACTCTGGCTATAGTCGCCGCCGATAAGTTTTCCGCCATCATGGGCCAACTTCATTACGTCGCCAGGATGCCCTGCGATTCCCTCGCCGGGCGGGATATATCCTTGAACCGTGTGACTTCCTGCTGGATGGGTCGCGGATTTGTGTTCGCTGTACGACCGGTGGCCGCTCTCGTCGTGGCCCTTCCGCCCGGCTCCGTCCTTCTCGGAATGCCGCCCTGCCTCGACCTTGTGGCCTACAGGCTGCTCATGTCGTTCTGGTTTACCGGTCGACGCGGCACCATGTGGCGCATCTGATGCTTGGAAACTGTGGTGTTTCTTCACTGGGTGTCCTTCCTTGCGTTCTTCGGATAGTCCGATCGCGATAGCCTGTGCGCGGGATTTGACCACCGGACCTTTTTTCGAGCCGGAGTGCAATTTCCCCTCGGAAAACTCGTGCATCGTTCCTTTAATGCCCGGCATGATCAATCCTCTCAGGCCACAGTTGCGAGGATTTCCACACTCGTCAACACCTGCGGCTCGGCCTGAACGGTCAGATCGATCGAAGCCGCGAAACTGACCCCGCCGACCATCAGATTGACGCTGACCGTATCCGCGCCGGCCGCGATGGCGAGTTCTGAGGCGCTCAGGCCGCTCGGTGATGCAGTCAGGGTGCCGGTTGCGCTGGTGGTATCGGCCCAGACCGGCGGTGCATCAGGGGCCGGCGTGGTCAGCATCGGATTGCCGTGCTGGTCCAGAAACAGAAGCGTGAAATCAACGGTATGACCGACAGTGACGGTAACATTTGACATGTGGTTTCTCCGGTTTGGGATCAGGAAAAGTTCATAAAAGCGGCGGTTGCGATGGTGGCCGCGCCTCACCGAGACAACTAGCAGAATGTAAGTGACGCGCTGATGATACCACAGCCAACTCATTTCGTCCTCAGTTTGGCATTGTAGTATTGTCCCGGCGACGGTGCCGCGAGCATCTCGGCGAAAATCTCCGGCGGCACTTGGTGCTCGTGCTTGGTCCCCTTTTGGGTGTGGACCGTCAGCGTCTGTGTTTCGTCGTCATAGTGAGCCTCGGTGAGCCATGAAGATTTGAGTTTCGCGGACTGAACCGGCATTTTGGCCTCACATGATCTTTTCGTAGTCGACGCGATAGCTGATCGATCCAGACATCGATGCGGTCGTGGTGATCGTTAGCGTCGTGGCGACCTGAAATACCGCCGGGACTGGTAGTGGAATGATCTGCATATTTTCGGAAAACGCGACAGATGTGTTGGCGGACGGGCCGACAGACACATTCGTGATATTGGCACCGATGTACAGCATTGCCATGTACTGCAACGAAGCCGCATTCACCAGACCATCAAGCGATACGCGGGCCCACGGAAAATAGGTCGATGCCGAGATATTTTTGGCGAGGATGGAGAGACCCAACGTCGCTGTGTTGACTGAAAGGCTCGCCAGCGTGAGGAAAAACAACGCGCCTTGCTGATTCGTATTGGTCAGATCGCCGCTATTTCCGCCTAGTGTCGCGGTCGACGTGACGTTGATCAGGTTACCAACATTCCGGCTCTCGACAAAGAAGTTCAGCGAATCAACTGCCGTCTGAATTGCGCGGGCCATGGTCCCTCCGTAGTCGATCGCCTCTAGAATGGCCGTCCGACTGGGAACCTACGTTATCTTTAGGACTTTGGCAATGTTGGCTTAAAATTGGCTCCTCGGGCAGGACTTGAACCTGCGACCCGCCGCTTTAGAGACGGCTGCTCTAACCGCTTAGCTATGGGGGCATGGTGGGTCCGATGGGCTTTTCACCCACGTCTCTCTGCTTTAGAGGCAGATGCTCTCACTTGAGCTACAGACCCTTAAACTCATTTCAGCAACTTTAATTCTGATAGGAATTGAGCCGCATCAGCGCGTCTGATCGGGCCAACACCAATTCCGATAGGTGTATTGCGCAAGTGTTCAGGGCATGGCGGCCCTTCAACCGTCATGACACATGGAATGCGGGATTGTTTGAGTTGGAATAAGAGATCGCTAAGCGCTTGCTCAGAGCCGATTCCTAGAGCGATTTTGCTGCCATGGCCATTGTTCCTATAGGCCAATCGAGCATCATGAGGCGCTCCGATCCATGCATCCAAAATAGCATGCGCGCTTTGAACCGCGTACTGACTAGGCGTCAGCCCCAAATCAGTTCTGATGATGGCGTATAGGAGAAATTCATCGCCGCGATGCACTAATGGTGTCGCTGACGGAATAGGAGAAGAGGTCTTAAAGAAAGAAGTGATCTAACGCATGGTCGTCTCCTTAGAACCGTGTGGTTCGCTGCGGGAGAAAATAGTGACAATTTCCATTCTGTCAAGCCACCAAAAACGAAAGAAGCCGCCTGCTCGAACAGACGGCCCAAGTTTCGTCGGGATGTTTAGCCTCGGGAGGAGGCGCGCTACCTTTGCGCGATTCGGGCAGGGTTGTCTACGCCAGAGGTCCGGGAATAAAACACCGTGCTTTCGGATGCTCGTCTTTATACATCGGCCATACCATAGTGTGGCCCGCCAAATTCGGTATCGTAAGCACAGCCTCATCGTCAACGTCTACCCATTCACCATCAATCCGCACGCGGTAATGGCCGTCCCGGCTTTCCCAATCAGCATCATCGACCCGCCGTCCATCCGACAAGTCACAACACGGTCCCTTGCCGCTCTTGAGGCTATCAAACCACCCTTTGAGAGGAGAGCCAGCATATCGGCCATCGTCGCGGGCATGAGCGGGAGAAGCCATCCAGAATATAATTACAATATAAATTCCTACTGCCACAACAATAACCGCACCAATGAACAACGCAACAAATACGCCAACTATCCTACTGCGGTCAGCGTCTGTCATGGAGGATATTCCCTTTATAGCGTCTTTAAGTGGCTGGAAAAATTCTCACTGATTTTACTACAATTTCCGCGCCTGCCTGCATAACCCGTCTGAAAATACCTTCGGATTATCGGGTTCGCTCATGATGTTCTCCTTGCGGTCTTTAAAGCATCTCCGAGGATCTGATGCAGATCATCCCCGGTATCGACAACCTTATGCTTCGGATTGCAGATGTCGCAGCGCTTGGAGCAGTACGGGCACCAAGGGTCATCCTGTTCGACGCAGCAACCATCAATGCAGTTGTTGACGCGGCCGACATCTCCGCAATTCCAACAACCATCATCATCGAAATCGTCTTCGTAATGGTCGTGCGAGTCACTCATCGGCCTTCTCCTTTCCATAAGCAGAAGCAAAGGCAACTTTCATGATCGCTCTCCCGATGACTTCCGGGATTTGCGGGACGACGGCGTTGCCCAATCCTTTAAGGCGGTCCACCCGAGAGGGAACCCCATGAGCCACTCGACCCACGTCGGGTTCAACTGACCACCATCCGAGGCCATCACCGCATGGTCTAGCCGATCGTTCGTTCGATCGGCCCCTGACTTCCTGGTCAATGCCGCCGGCGACGACCCCTTGAACATTGACACTGTTGGCGTCGGCCACATCTTCACTGCCGAGGGCGGCGCTCATGACTGGCCTTTTTCGTCAGTCAAGGAAAGTTCGGCAATCCTGTCGCGGGTCATTGCGAACAGACCATCGAGCGCGGCAACTGAATAACTACCGACCGGGTTGTGAACCCAGCTCTCGACCCAATCCAGCGCCTTCGTGGCGCTCGCAAGCTGGGCGCGGAGGCGCTCGATCTCGTCGGCTGCCTCTTTGCACGCAGACTTATAGCTCATCGAGAATACGCGGTCCCCCTTCTGAAGAGAACGGAGGCGATCATAGATGTCTCGGCCTTGTTCACTCACGACAGTCGTTCTCCTTAAGGCTTCACAAGGGCTAGAGCAGCGCGGGAGACCTGATACGCGCAATGTTTCCCGTGGTGCTCCTGCTCGTTAGGGAGCCACGCATGCCCACATTGTCTGCATCTAAGGCGCTCTGCTCCTGTCTCTATGGGAGACGCCGCAGATATTGCCTCTAGCGCCTTCACCATTTCGGCCTTCTCCCGCTGCAGATCGGTCACCTTGGCGTCTGCAATTGCATCCATCGTCTTGCGGTTCGAGGCCCGCGTTTTGATGGCCTCGGCGATGTCTCGGCAGGCTATATTGTAGGTCGTTGCCATAAGACGTTCCTCGGGAGTAACGGAGACGTCATCCTGTGATCCGATTGCCCCCACATGCTCCAGCGCGATCTCGGCGCATTCGGAGAAGATGGCTTCGATCTCTTCCCGGTTCATAGCATCCCCCAAGGCAGGCCGAGCCAAGGCGTCGGCTTTGAGCGCAGATCGTTGTGTAGCGTGCGTATCGCGGCGCCGGCCCAGCGGACCACAGTGCATGCGCCGATTAAGACCAGTCCGTAAATCAGGTAGTTCATCTCACTCTCCCAATATCGAATCAAAATCGAAGCAGATAATATACCCCAACAATCGCGGCCGAAACGATCATGACCATTGCCGGGATATAGATGTACCCCGGATACGGCGGCCTCGTCATCGCCAGCCATTCGCAGTTGCATTCCTGGTACCGAATTTCACAGGTGCACGGTCTCATGATCTTTGGGCGGCCGGGATTGCGGTTCATATGACGGTCTTCTTTGAACAATGTGGGCAAATCCAAAGCCGGCCCTCCGGCGATTGACGTTCCAGCCAACCCTTCGTCATCGCGGCTCGGTGCGCTCCGATATACCCATCAGCATCAGTAAAAGCCTCAAAAGCCCGACAAAACATCATCTCGCATATCAGTTCGATCTTGACGGGAAGTGGAAACATCCCGGTATCGATAGACATGTCTGAACTGATGGTGATTGACATGCTTTGCCCTTCTATATCCGCCATTTATAGGATGTCTGAAATACGTGGGATTTGATCGCAGCCAAAATATGAACTTTGCCGTAATTGCGCTTGTATCCACGCTTCGACGCAGTCCTGGTAATTGATGCCTCTGAATGGCGCGGAAGCTTCCGGCATAATTCGGAGCGCGGTGCGTTAATTTCCATGAGGGACTTAAGAGTGGCTAGTTCTTGCATAGTCCAATGGTTTAAACGTCGGGTCATATTTTCCTTAATTCGAATAGATGAACTAAGACAGGACCACTGTAGTCCCAATTCACATTACACCAATAGTTGTTGGTATCCACTTGGACAAGTATACCGCGATTCTCGTGGCCGCGCCATTCTACGCGGTCGCCGATCTCGGGAGCGTCTTTTGGTTTCTTGGCCATCAGTATGGATCGCTCCACAGGTGCTCCACCCGCTGCGGGTAGCGCGCGAATGGCGTGCGGCAGATCGGGCAACAGAGCACCGGACCAAGCTCTGGCACACGATCAACCCGCACGAGATCGGCAGCCGAGCCCTGCCAATGGCACTCCGCGCACTGCACCTTCATCGGTGCTTGATTGCCGAAACTCGTGGGTTGGTCGTTCATAGCCTCGCCTCTTCGTCATCAGCCGCCGCCACCTCGCCCGGCAGGCAGAGGCAGATCAAAAGCCCGAGCAGCCCGAGAACAGTTTTCATCACGATTCCCCCTCCTCAAGCGGAACGATCTTGAAGCCCCGCGCCCATAGCTCGATCATGGTCCACTCGGCCCAATGCCGATGCTCTAGCGTGCCCGGCAGTGTTTCCATGACCGAGACTAAAGCCTCCCGCGCGCCGTTTCCGTTCGCGCGCTCAGCCCGGGCGGCTTTGATGTCGACTATGTCGGCCATGTCACCCCAATCAGCGGATAAAATATTCCGGCTATGCCGTACAACAGCACCAGGAAAGCCACAACGTCGGCCACCGTGATCGATTCGTCTTCGGCCTCATCCATTGGCCCGCTCCTTCTTCCCTGCCGGCGTCAGCATCGCCTTGAAAATCGCAATGCTCGTCTTGCGCTCGACGATGGGGCGGAAACGACCAGAGTGCCAAGCTGGCTCCGATGGTCCGCGATCAATCCATATATCCAGAATAGGCTCGACAATTTCCACTAGTCTGACGGCGTGATATCCATCACAACCATCCAGTTCTCTGATTGTGTAAACAGCACCTTTCGTGAGTTGTGGACGCTCGTAATTGATTGAAGGAATCCGGGCTCTCTTACGAGCGTCTACGCACACGACCTTCTGTCCGACCCCGAACGTCATTTTGTCTCTCCCTTCAGGCGCGCAATTTTCCGCGAGCGCTGCGGTCTTTCTTGGTGCGAGCCGACCGCGCGACCGATTCAGGCAGAATCCTTGCCGCAAGCAGGCTATAGGGATGAAGGCTCATATCATAGTGGCTGAGGTCCTTCGGAGGTGGCCTCATCCGCGCCAACGCGGCCTTGCGCCGATCATTCTTTCGTCCGGGGAAATTGCGTGGCTTCATCGTGTTTTACTCCTTTGTTTAGCCATGGTGCCGGGGGTTTACGCTTTTCGCGCTCCCCGGCGGTTTCATGGCGATCTCCTGTATTAGAGAAGTTTGAGCCTTTTCCCGTCCTGCTCAGGACCCACAATCTTTGCAAAAATCGTTCATTTACACCGTTGTAGGCGTTCAGTAACGCCTCGTTCGTTTATGACGGCTACTTGAGCGTCATCTCAGGGTGTCGGTTCACAACGCTTCTCCTCGAAGCCGGCGGCGATTGATCAGTTCACAAAGTTATTCAAAAGGTAGTCGTTGAAGCGGTTCACGGTAGCATCACCCCCTTTCACTACTGCCTTAAGGCGGGTAGCCCGGAGGCGCCCGCCGTAAAGCCAATATCGGTAGTGGCGGCCTAATCCGCCGCTTTCCGCTTGGCAATCTCTGCCTTGACCTGTTCCAGCATCTTCCGGGGGAGCGTTACGCTGCCTTCTTGATGGCGGAGCACCTTCAGTCCAAGCTCGGCGGTGGTATAAGGGGCCAGATCAATCATTGTTCGTCTCCTGCTGCAATTCGTGGATATTTCCACATCATCACCGGGATTGCAATAGCCTCCGCAGATTTATTTTATATTCCGACCGCGCGCTCAATCGCCTGCCGTTTGCACCGATCCCAAACCTTGCTGCAAAGCCGGTCAAGCCTGACGGCCTCGATACGCTGTGGTGAACCGGCTGGAAACTTCCAAAAAGCATAATTCCCGAACCTGCGCCGATAGCAGCGGAACACCTTTGATTTCCGCCGTCGCGAAACCGCCGAAACCATCTTCCAGTGAACTCCGCAAATCCATTCTGTGCAGTCCGGTTTTCGCGTGCGCCGGCAGAACGGGACCAAACACTTGATTCGGTCGCCAAGCATTGTCAGTTCCGTGCATATTTATGAAATAATGCCGTTTGCTTGGTGGGATCGTCACAATTCCAGTTCCCCTCTAACCATGCTCTCTGAGCCTTTCTGTCGGCAGCGGCCTGATTGAGGAAAGTCTGGCGTGCGCAATCATCATACGACTTGCCGCCATAAATCGGTATGGGAGGATCGTAGATATAACCGCCGCCCGGGATAGGCAGCATCCCAGAGCGCAGCACCACCGGTTCAACCGGCTTAGCCTTCGGTGCCGGCTTGTCGTCCCCCAGCATCCGCGACCGGATGTCCGCATAATCGCAATAAATGCTTGGTTCTCGTTCGGTCATTTCTTTTCTGCCCTCAAGCAACTTGGGATTCTATTCCAACTCTTCGACCACTCTCCACCGGCATCAACGCAGGCTTTCATCATAAAAGCTTCCTGTTTGTCGGATTCGATATTGGCCTGTGCTGTCCAGTAAGCGATGCAGACTATACCAGCGACCGCAGCAACGCAGACAATCATCGTTTTAGCCGTGGTCATTTCTTTTCCCTCTGCTCGGCTTCGCTTCCAAAATCAGTCAATGCCGACACAGGAACCCGCGCGCAATAGCCGTTCCTGGCTTTGAGATTGTGAGTAATCCCAACATCTCCAAATCGGCTTGCCATCACGACGCGAACCCGACTTCCGGCCTTCATATGGACTGACTGCATATCTGGATTTTTACCAGTCCATGTACCAAGATAAACGCTTCCCTCACGATCCTCTTTGAGAGAGGCAAACAACGCAGGTTCATCGGATTCCTTGAGCATCTTCTTGATCGCCGGGCGCCGATTATACTCCAGATATTTACGGAGACATTCAGGCTGCGTTTTGTCCTCGATAAATTCGTCGCAATGCTTCATTTCGTTTTCGTCCTCTGCTCGGCTTGGCGACGGCGGTAATAGGTCCGCTTGGATATGCCCTCAGTTTCCCATGGGCGAGGGCCTGTGATTCGCGGCCGGCCACGACCACGCTTGGGTGCTGCCGGACTATATCCCTCCGGAAGCAATATCTTGAGGGCAGCCTCAAGCTCGGGGCTGCCCGTGGTGCGATCCGGGCGGCGGCTCATGCCGCCACCTTGATTCGCTGGACAATGGTCTGCCGCTCGCCACGAAACTCGGAATGCTCCTTGATCGTCGCCTTGATCGTCAGCTTTTTGCCGCGCTCAGCACGGAATGCCGTCGACTTGGAAACAATCGCATTGCCGACTTCATCGCGCATGGTGACAATCCACACGATACCGAAAGCACCCTCGAAATAGGCAACTCGGTCCACCTCGACATTGAACGTCTCGCGCTTGCCGACCGTGCCGAGATGGCTGCTGTTCCAAGACGCGCGCCGCTCCAGATCGGCAACAGCGTTCATCACTGCCGCAAGAGCCTTGTCGGACACATAACGACCGGCCAGACCGCCCATGATAATATCCGCAATAAACCCGCCCTTGGCCTCGATATCGGTAACTGCGCGAGCGCGCTTGATCAGATCGGTGTGGGATGCCTCAAAGGCTGCCGCACGAGCCTTCCGCTCGGCCTCGTATGCCGCGCGGCGCTCGGCCGCAGCCTGCGACCGCCGTACATCGCGCTTTTCCCTGGCGATCCGCGTGCGCTCGGCCTTGACCGTCTTGACCAAACCCGCATCCCCAGTGCGGTTAACACACTCGGAGCCAACGACGAACCGGCGACCAGTCGCACCCTTCACGATGAAATTGTACTTGATGCCCATCCCGCAGTAAGCGCAGGAACCGATGCTCAGATCGTGCGGCAGATAGGCCATGGCCATCTGATACGCGGCCGGGTTCGCCTCAGCCAATGATGTGGAGGGAATCTCACACATGCCGACACAATAGAATGGCGCGGTTCCGAGCCCGGCTTTCTCAAAGGCGTGAAGGGTTTTTTCGGTGGTCATGTCCTTGTTGCGGCGCAGATTGGGGAACTTGGCTTCGACGTTCGCGATGGCTTCGGCGTTGGTGCGGGTCTTGGTCATGTGTCTCTCCTGCTGCAATGGAATTGTTGTGCCACAGTTCGGAGAGCCGCGCAACTATTATTTGTGCCACGTCGGATTTATTTTTGCGCCTCGCGAGCCTGCCGAATCAGCGCGCGTTCCGTCTTGCGATATTCTCGCATATAAACCGCACGCGAGTTCGATGCCTTTGGCGTTACACGTTTCGCTTTGATCGCAAGCGCCTCGTAATCCTCCAGTGCCTCCTGCAAGCGTTTGTGCGCCGGGAACGTCCGGCGCAGTTCGCTGATGAGTTGGATGCGGTCGGTGGGGGTCACACCCCCACCTCCTTGATAACTGCCTTTTTGTAGATCGCGGCCTTCATGAACTTCTTTGCGCGATCAAGCATGGCTTGAGCTTCTTCCCGCGTAGCGAAATGCTGAGCACGGTCCATATGGAAAGCCCAGACTGTGCCGCGAAGGGGAACTTCGTTTCCGTTGTGAACCACTGTGACGATGAAGGCCATGTGCGTCTCCTGCTGCTGTGCAAGTAACGTAACACGGATTTACGTAACAGCAAGGAAAATCTTACGTAACAACGATCACGGATTGTTACGTTACAGCGCCCTATCCCGCTGCCTTCCGCCGTTCCGCCGCGACCGAATCAAACAAATCATCGTGCCGATTCTCGTTACTCAACAAATCAACCGTGAACCCGATGGCCTGAGCCCTCTCCTGACGCCGCAATCCTGGCGTAAGAGGCGATTCCGGGGCCGACCTGTACGGCGATGCCTTAATATATCGGTCGCGAATCGGCCGGCCAGATGGGTGTTTCGGGCGCTCAGTCATCGAATTACCCAACCTTTTTAATGCTTTGCAGCCATTCTTCCGTCCCCATCGGCCTCACAGTCGCCGGCCCGGGCGGCATCGCGGTAATCCGGGAGGTCTTCGGATCAAGCATCAGAGGCACTGGCGAGGCCACCGGTGCGGGTGGCGGGTTGGGGGCCATCAGGGTAGCGGCCACCTCGTTTGAACGCACCACGGGGCTCGGCTCGGCCTCCATGTCCAGGATAGCCGACCCAACTGCCGCCTGCCACACCGTGCTGTCCGCCATCACCGCCGGCACCCGCACCACAAACGGCGCTTGATCCTGCGTCATATCCCCGCGTGATTCGACCGCGAGCAGCCGGGCATGCACGTAAGGCGCGGCCTTTGTGGCACATTCCACCGCCGCAACGATGTATCTGTGCCCTTCCTGCGCAGCCTCGGCCACCTTCGCGGTCCCAGCGTTCCGCTTCATCAGTCGATCAGCTTTCGTCAGGAACCCAAGTCCCAATGCCTCAAACCGCATCATCGCATCGAGAATCACGGCCTTTGGTGTTCGAACAGGCGACGACGCCAGCACCATGGCACGCGCCGTTTCCGCGATTATCGATTCGGCTGTCTCAGGTGGCAAGACTTCGGGAACGACTATCCGTTCCTTGTTGCCAACGCCCTTTTTCCTGCCGCCTGTTTTGGGTATTCCGCGAGGACGCGGCATTTCGTGGACGTTCCTAATCTATTTGGTTTCTATCTGGAGGATACGGGTAAATTGGCTGGATCACAAGACGGAGGCTGGTTCCTGTTGTTCAGTCTTCAATGTTGGCTCGACCACGGGGCGGAAACGTTCCGGTTTGAACGGCCATTCCGTTTCACCTTGATCGGACCAAATGATGGATGGATTAGGGAGTTCCTCCAAGTATACGCCATAGCCTTCGATGTGATCCTGAACTAGGAAGCCCCGCACGGTATAAATCTGACCCTTTCGCGGCCGACATGGCGTATAGGCGATTGTTTCCTGGTTCACGCTATCGTCTATGCATATAACCTTCTGTCCAATCCTGAATATCATAAACGCCTCCAGTGTGAGGTTAACGCCATTCGTAAGTGTTGCAACCCTGCGCTCCATATGCCGTCAGCGGAGACCTCTCAACGATCCGTTGTAAGCACCCTTCACAAAGATCAAGGGTCTCAAACGTCAAATGCGGATTGCATGGACGGCCTTCGGTCTGCTCGGTCGTAAAAACCACAGGAACACGCTGTTGCAACTTCGTCGCCGGCTCCTTGCAGAGGTCGCATGTGTGCTTCGTAATCGTGGCCATGCCGTTCTCTCTGATGTGATGAAAAGAAAAGTTACGTGCAGACGAAGTGTTCCGAGCACGCCAGCACAGGGCCGCACCTCGGACACGGGCGGGGCGGCTCAATGATCTTGCCGGAGTCGTCAAGTTCGACCGTCTCAAACGATCGTCCGCGCACCCGCAAGGCAGTCTGCCGTCGCTTCCTGGGTTGCCCCATAAAAGCCCTCTCTGTGGCTGCGTACAGTTTATCTGCAAGCCATTGGCTGGCGTCTTCCTCGCCCCATTCGCTCAATCCATCCTGCCAGTCCGCGTCAGCTTCGTCACCCATTATGATTCCCTAGTTATCTGCTGAATAATACAAAATGCGGGAGTCGTGAACCTTGAACGGTATTATGCCTTCACCGAGCCGCGATCCGCAGGTTCACTTTCTGAAAGCCGACCCTCCCGCCTAGCCGACCAAGAACTGTCGCGGTCGGTAACTGAATTACTCAAAAGCCTTTTCCTTCATGCGCCGGATAATTTCTTCACCTAATTCGACCTCGCAAAGCTCAATAGCGGCCACGATTTCCTGCGCCAATTCTTTCTGGTGACGCCACGGTGCTCCAGGTAACCATTTCTCCGCAATCCTGATTGCCTCAGTCGCTGCCGTTGTGACCACGGTCATTGCTCAGTCCATCCCATAATCTTTGTCTTCAGGTAATTGCCAATCCGCGCCATTGCGTCACAATGGGCGCGATCAATTCCGTATGTGGTCATGTGCTCGCCACCCTTGATCGCTTGCGTGGCAGTCTCGCCGACACCGGCCGGGCGATCGACCTTTCGCGCGTAAATCATGACCTGATCGTATCCATAGGCTTCCGCGATAAGCCGAGCCGCACTGATTGGGATTCGCTTCATGGCTATGCCCTTTCATTCATAGATTGTAGCACGTTCCTGGCTTGGCCGTCGCCTGATTCGCGTGTGGATCGAAGCGAATCCTAGTGTAAAACTGTGGTGGTTGGCTCGGCGCGAATACCGTCAATGAGACTTCCCAATCATCAGCCAGAGTGATGATAGCGGCAAGATCGCTCACACCATCATGAGACCGATAGATCACCGGTCCAATACGGGGTCCGCGTGATCTGGTCATTTCCACTCCTGCAGTTTGCGCAAGTCCAAGACCTTGCCAGCATCAGCAATTAGCGCAATAAAATCGCCAATCCCGATCGGAATCTTGATGATATCCATCTCTATTCTAGGCTCTAGACAAAGACAAATGATCCCTGTCTCTTCTTGGTTGCCGCTGGCACTCCATGACGAAGTCACGACAGGATCATCGCCGTAATTGAAAACCAATATGGTCATTGATCCTGCACCGGCATTTTGAAGTCGTGGAAATTCACTGTTCATCTCCGTTTTCAGATTGGAAGCGCCACCATTTCCATACCCATGCATTTCGGTATTTTGGCTTTCCTCGTGTCAGATAGCGCTCTATTTCACGCGGTAGAAAATTTTCATATGCGTCGCAAATCTCACCATGGCTAACCGCCATGTAATGACCTGTCACATTGACAATGAACGGACCATCAGCGCCGCGCTCGCGCAGGAAATCGCTGAAAAGGTATGGTTTGAACCCTTGAGGACGCTTATAGCTTCTGCGAATGCCGCCGGGCGCAATCCAATCCCCTTTCGGATCATCAACGAGTTTCAACCGACCTTCAGGCGCTTCCCAGCGCTCGGCAACAGACCAGCCGAGAATTGCCATGGTAGCCAGCAAATCAGCATTGGACATGCCCATTACCGGCATGTGGGAGCCGCTGGCATCGCGGATATCACCGCGCGCTTGGCGCACCGCATCACGAACGTCCGACCCCATATAGCCTGTTACGGCCATAATGGCGGTCGGCCCACAATAGCGTGACGATCCGGAATTTTTATTTGGTGTATGTAACGTCATGTTGATTTACCACGCGCTGGCTTGCTCGATCGACGCGCAACGGCTCAATCCATTGTGGGGAACAAAACTATAAATTCGGCCGGTTCCCTGTTGGACCAAAACGTATTGATCCGGGAGATAGTTTCCGGGGGTGGCGACCTTCTTGACGATCTCAAGACCGGTGACAAAGCCGACTTTAACGACTTGGCCGATGGCCCAGTCTTGCTTGGCGCGACGATGGAATGACATGGTCTGTTCTCCTGCTGCACCCTGAATAAAGCACAGGCCGAAATATGCGTCAAGGGAAATTTCCACAAATAGTGCTTGGTACCGAAAATAAATCGTGCTAGGGTTTTTGGGCAGCAGGAGATACGGGAATGCTTACCGATATAAAAACAGTCGCCGACCGCCAGAAATTGCCATCGTATGTGCGAGCGGCAATCGACTTCAAAGAGACATCTGGTCTCCGCAATAAGCAGCAATCTGGTAAGACATATCGCAAAATGGCGATACAGGCGGCAGCGCGCCGTGCGGTCGAGGAAGGCGAGATCAGTCTGGCTCTGGCGATCGAATTACTTCAGGTAAACCGGGCGTACGGTCCGAAGGGAAAGAAGGCGCTAGAAGGTCTGTCTTGATGAAATTTTATCAACTTCACCGCACTTGCGAAGCCGGAACCAGCGCCGGTTATGAATATTTCACCAGTCGGCGCGAAGCTAAAAGAGCGCTTGCGGTGTGGCGCCGAAATAGTCCCGGTGACGTTCAAGACCAGCAAGGTGATATTGAGCCCATCGAAATCGAACCGACCCGCGCCGGGATCGTGCATGCACTCAACCGCTACGCTAATCACGAAGATAATGGCTAAATCTGCAAAGATGATCCAATGACCGAATCACACAAGGTCCAAGCCAGAGCCCTGCAGCGCGGCGACCTGACCGGCAGCGGCGAAACGATCGTGGCCGTTTTCCAAGGCCCGCGCATTCCCGCCGGCTATGGCAAACACCGAATGGACAAGGTCGAAATCACCTTGGAACGGGACGGCCGACGCCGAACCTCGATCTGGGGTGCCTATACCCTGATCAATGTACGGCGAGAGGTAAAATCAGCATGACCGCCCGCGAACGAATCATCCGAGGCATCATGGCCTATGCCTATGCGTCTGCCCGGCGCTGTGGCGAACACGCATCAGACGCCAGCCGGGAGGCCCACGAGGCTGCGGAGTTCGTCAAACAGGTGATGGCATGATTCGCGGCGATATGCGGCATGATTGGAATAAGCACGAATTTATCGAGGTTGGTCACCGGCGCTGGTGCGTCAATTGCGACTTGTTCCAGAGCCTCCGGCCGGGATCGCCTTGGTGGAGAACTGCGGCAAGCGAATGTCCGAGAACGACTCCGCATGCCATTGCTCAGGAGGAACGAAATGTCGTGGAACGATGACAGTTGGCGCGATTCTTACGATTCCTGGAAACTCCGATCGCCGGATGAGGAATACGGCTATGACGAGGATGATCCGTGCGACCACGAGGATTATGAGACCAATATCATTGATGGTCGTTGCTGGTGTGATCGGTGCGGAGAAGTCTGGCATGCGAGCAGCGATGATATCGCGCGCCAAATTCAACACGAGGCCGAATATCACGAATGGGAACGCCGTCAGCAACGCCACGAGTTCTGGCGCAGGTTGACCTACCCGATTCGCTGGCCGATCTTCCGGCTGCTGGAGCGCGTGTGGCCGCGTAAGGCGTTCAGCGTGCTCCACGACGACGAGATTCCGTTTTAACGGCAAGTTAAGGAAAATCAGATGAGCGAGTGGAAGCCGATCGAAATAGCGCCGAAGGATACGCTGATCCTGATGTTCGCTCCGCCTGAAAAATTAAGCAATGATCCGGAGCAAGAGTTTGAAATGAAGGTGTCAACAACGCGCAATTGGTGCTGGGCAACCCACTGGATGCCCCTCCCGGACCCGCCGCGATGACGTTGCCAGCACGCACTCTGGTTTGGTGGTCGACCGGAGCGGCTAGCGCCGTCACAGCGCAGCTTATGCTTTGGCGCAAACCAGATGCTATCTTGGTTCGGTGCGAAACTTCGAATGAAGATCCGGACAATTATCGTTTTGAGGCAGATATCATGCGGCTGCTAGATCGGTCGATCACCATCCTGCATTCCGATGAATACGCCGACGTCTGGGACGTTTGGCAGAAGAAGCGATACATGTCCGGCATCAAGGGAGCGCCCTGCACCGCAGCGATGAAGGTCGCGCCTCGCCTTGCATTTCAGAAGCCAACCGATCTGCATGTCTTTGGGTATACGACGGACGCCGAAGACATGGACCGATTTAAGAAGCTAAAGGCGAACTTCCCAGAGATTTCGATTCGGGCTCCTCTCATTGAGCAAGGCATCACCAAGGCTGCCTGTATGGCGCTGGTAGAACGCTGGGGCGTCGCGCTGCCCCGCTCCTATGCGATGGGCTTCCCAAATGCCAACTGTCTTGGAACGGGCTGTGTGAAGGCTACAAGCCCGGATTATTGGTCGCTGTATCGTTTCAGGTTTCCTGACCGCTTCACGCGGACGGCGGCTTATGCCAGGGAGATTGGATGTCGCCTGACACGGATCAACAACGTGCGAATCTTTATCGACGAAATACCGGCCGATTGGCCGATGACGAACCCAATCGTTCCGGCATGCGACTTTCTCTGCCACCTTGCCGAAATGGAACCAGCATAGTTACTTTAACGCGTCGAAATGACTAACTTAAAGGAACCTTTTCAATGATCCTAGCAATTCTTATCGCTGCCAATCTCGTGTGGGCTAATCCTCCAAAGGATTGTCCCCCCTTCGATCAATGCACACCTTCTAAAAAGTCTTGGAACAGCCCGAAGTGCAAATGCTGGGACCGAAAATGACTATCAGGGAACGCCTTTATCGAATTAGGTGTTGGTGGCGCGGCTATCATTGCGACACCCCGACGATCGGCCGCTTCCGTTATGATGTAGGCGGCTGGTGCTGCTACTGCGGTAAAGTTGGGAACGGTCGCGATATCGATGATGATCATTAATAGGTAGCAAATGAAACTCACCGCCAGACAAAGGGAAGTCCTGACGCAAGCCGCCGATCGGCACGGCGTCTACCCTCACACGCGCGGTGATCGGACGGTGCTCGAACATCTATGGCTGAAAGAGCTCGTGATACCATCGTGCAATGGAACTCAAAAGTGGCATGCAACCGGATTAGGTTGCGGCATTATTCAGCAGTTAAAGCAGGAGGTTCGATGAGCAAGCAGATCAACAACGTTCGCGATGGACGAGTTGGAATGATCGGGTCGTGGCTGACGGAACCGCTAGATTACGCTGCGCTGCGCGAGGAGGATATTGGTCGCACGGTCATCTATCAGGACCACGGCCGCGCCGAGGCCGGTACGCTCACATCGTGGCGGTCAGGGTTGGTCTTTGCGCGGTATAGCTGCGGCGATACGTCTGCTGCATCCCATCCGGCCGATCTGCACTTCGCAGTTCAGCAGGTTCTTTAACGATGACCAAAGGAAAAGAAAACCCGCGCCATTGCCCGAGCTGCAACGGCGTTGATCTCGTAGTCGATCAGGGCGTGATTTCATGCAAGGATTGCGGGAGAATCCTTGAAGCTGATCGACATGATGGGACTCCGGTTATTGATCGCGAATGGGCCGCGTCTGCTGAACATTGATGCTAACGGTGAGCAAAGGGAAGTGAAATGACCGAAGACGAAGCCACTAAGATCATGAGCAAATTTGTCGACAAGATGATGGCCGAAGCTATAGGTCTGCCGCAGAAACCAAACAGGTTGACCGCACTCCGATATGTCGGAGGCCGATTCGAAAGCGTCGAGATCGACGATGACGGCAAGATCATCGAGCCGCCTGCGCGCTGTTGCTACGGCACGGTACTACACGCACCGAACTGCAAATCTTGGGGAATTGTTTCTTAATAAGCAACTAATACAATTATTTTATGCACCAATGATTCCAAATGTGCCTATCTGACGGACATGTGTCGCCAGAATGAACCAAGAATGCCGGGTGGGCTTGGCTGTTGTAAAAGAACGTCTGCGGCTTGTCGGCCCCGAAATCGATCAGCCACCAAAGACCACCCAGACCTAAGCCGAAGATCACAAATAGAAATATTCGGAATGCCTCGAACCGCGCCGTCAGATAAAGAACGCCTAGAATAATCATTGCGGTTCCGGCAGACATCCAGGATCATCCTCTAATGGACAAACCTCAATCTAAGCTACCGGTGAATCGGCGCAAGCCTATCGGCCGATCATTCAGCGCATCAGATGTCGATAAGTTGGTGAAATCGGCCAGAAACCGCGAGAAGGCCGTAGCGAGCCCACCGGTAAGCGACGGACTTGGAGGCACCAAATCCCCATCCCAGCCAAAGAAACGCTCTGGTGACCTTCCGGCCAAGGCGAAAGCGGCATCTAGCGATTAAGCGCTCTCACGCCACCGGAATGCTGTAGTCGGCCAGTGCGAACGCCCGCTTTGCCGTCATGAACGACAGCCATTCGCCGAGATTTACCTCGTGCGAGACAATCCGACCGCGCGACGACTGCCGCGAGCCGCACGCCCTCATCGCGGCGTAAACCTGCCGCAGTGCGAGGGACATGCTGATGCCGCGCTCTCGGCGCTGCTCATGGGCGACGGTGAAAATCTGGGACCGCGTCATGGCTTAAGCCTCCACGACGCGAGTTGCGGCCTTGCGGACCAGTTCGGCGCGTTCTCCGGGACGCTTGATGATGTATTCGCCAACCTTGCGGCGCAATTCAAAACCGTACCAGCAATGTGCGAGTTCGGGAATGTTGGTCTCGGTAACCTGATAGAAACGATTGGCTGAGGTTTCGATGATCATGGTGGTATCTCCTGCTGCGAAAACGACCCTACATACCGAATCGAACCTCGTCAAGTGGAAAAATCCGCAGAAACACGAAACCCCAACTTTTTTAGGGTTGGGGCTCGGATTTGGGGCGACCGGAAATCGAGTTGCAGCAGGACCTCGGCCGCCCCGGGGCGCGAGCCCACGTTACGTCCCGGGAGGACGTACCGTTTTCCAATACGCGATTTCGCCGGGACCTGCAACGGTCGGAACCTGACATGCCCCGCAAAATAATTTGTCCGGATTCATACGGCGGAAATTCCGGCAACATTCCTCACACATTGCCATTTCGCCAGTCAGACGCACGATCGTACCGGGGCACTCTTTCTCGCGGTCGGAAAGCGTTCCGTTGGCCCGGAACAGAATATGGATCAGGCCATCATTCACAATCAATGCCTCCGCGCGTCAACATGGGATTTCAATTGCGCGAAATCTTCGGGATGCAGGAGAATCACCTTGCCGTCCGCATCCGGTCGAGCCGCATGGTTCAGCGGTCCCGCGTACACGATCGACGAATCATAGATCATGACGCAGGAACCCTTTGCAATGCCCTTATGCACTGTGGCGTCGAATAGATCGCACATGGTCATTATCCGGTGGCTTGTTCCGCCTGAGACGCGAAATCCGCATCCGCTCGCTGCCGCTTTGCTTCCTGAATGATTCGCGCCGACCTGTCACGGGCGGCCTGAGCTTCTTCCCGTATTCTTTTGCGTTCCTCCACATGAATTGCTTCGGCCTTCATCGCGAGCGAATCAGCTAGCCCGCGCATATGCGCCGCAACCCGCTCGCGTTCGGCCTCAGAGACCTCTGGAGCGTCTAGCATGTGCCGAACGGCCAGAACCTTCATAACCTTGTGATGCTCACCCTGAACGTCCGCAGCCCGTTTCTTGACCTGATCCAGGAGGCGGTAGGCACTCGGCGCATGGTCGACCGTGAACGGAATCCGCTCGCCGTCCCTATTCACGTCAAATACCCGCCGGTGCTTGAAATCATCGATCGCGGCCAAAATGGCGAATAGCGGCTGGTCGCCGAGATGCGCCACATAGCCGGCCGTGGTCGCGGCTGGATTGTCCAACCGAACATTGAGGTATCCACCGAGGAAGCCGGCAATCGCCTTGCATGCCCGCTCCTGATCCGCCGTCGCCATCGAAATCGGCCGCAATCTCGTATGCAGCGTTCGGCGCCGGTCATCCAATGCCTTCCGCATCGCAGTCGTCGGCAGTTTCGGAAGCCGGTCAACCCCGTACCGATCGCGCTCGATCGACCGATAGAAACCGTCCACGGTATCTTGCAGACGCGCCAACGCCAGCGCATTGCTCGCCGCATCGGTGGTTACAAGATCATTCGACATTTCTCACCTTCCCGCCGCAATCTCAAAGAATGACTTCGGCCTATCTTCTGGAACTATGTCCGCTTCCTGGTCTTTCCAACCTTGATCGTTTAGCCATGTCGCAGGGTGTTTTATAAACCCGCGCCTGACCTCATATGAGCATATATACCGCTCCATTCCATTTATCAAATCTAACCAGCGGGTTTTTCCCGCAAAGGCGATCTTCTCCAATACTTTCAAAGCCCGTGGCTTGGCCTTTTTATTCGGATATCGTTGCCAAAATATGACTTGATAGTCCGCTGGCCAATCCGCCGGAATTTGTAACGCTATGGCCGTGGTAGGGTTCCCCGCCGCGCCGTCGATCGCCTCTTGGACGATCTCGCATACGGCTGTTTCGGTGAATGGGTCCAAGTTTAGGTCATGGATACGATCAAAGATTTGCATTGGCAGCATGTAACCTCCTGAATTTATGACCGCGTTTGGATTGATCCAGACGAATCCATCGGCTTATGGTTTGATTCGGCCGGTTAACTAGGAATGAAATCTTTTTGAGACCCATTCCCTGCTTGTATAGAGCAATGCAAAATTCCCGCTCGCGTGGTCTGGAATGGCGCATAGGCGAATAAATCCGGTTGTTTCCTAGCATTATCCAATCTTGGAAGAGTCACGGCAAATCGGCTCACCGACGACCCATCAAAACTATCGGCATCTGCAGCCGCACAAAGGAAAATGCGGCGTTTGGTGTTAACGCGGCCAACATGACAGATCGCCCCACAGGAATGAGCTACCGCAGTCCACATGGCCATAGTTTCTTCTTTAAATTCGGTCGTGCCACCTACAAAAACGCCGCACCTCTTGCCTAACCGGTGCATCACATCGCCCGGTGTCATACCGTCCTGAACAGCGATAAGTGCAACCATCGTGTGCCGTAAAAGCCATGGAAGCCAAGTGCGGGTCAGTTCAAGACTCGCTTTGCCTCCAGCGACAATATCAGGAGCGACCACGAAATCAGCATTGGCACCTATTTTAGCGACTGCATCCCGAAATGGCTGTTCTTTGAATGGCTCACCAGCGATATGAGCACTCCATGCGCCATTGTCCAAAGCATATGGAATACCGTAGTTTTTCAGTCCTGTGGCTGGTGAAAGTAGCACGCGCCATCCTGCACCTCGCACCGCCGCAAGGCTTCGTCGATTTGTCGTATAGGCTGCATATGCGATCATGATTTTGCCGTGTTCGCACATGCCTGCGCCAGCATCTCGCGCAACTCTGCCTTGGAAATATTCGCCGGCAACTTCGGCTGCATACGCCGCGCCGTGATCTTGTATGCCGGCAAATCGGATTGCTGCAGGACGAACTTCTTGTCCTTCTCCCGCGCAGCCGCCAGTTTGGCTCGCTTGGCCCTCCCCCTGATCCGGTCGCGCTCCCTGCGGCGCTCAATTACTTCTGGAGACGGAACGTAGGTCTTGCGGATTTTTGGCATATCAATTCCTTTAAGCAACCATTTTTGCGTTTCGATCGCGACGTGCTATTTCGTCTTCCGCGTGTTGCTTGTGAGATTGAGAGACTTCTGAAGCATGGTTCCCTTGAAGATCAACGCGATATTTTTTGCATGATAGAGCGTTCAAATATCTGGTTTTCTTAGTATAGTATTCAATGAAGCATCTTACCTCAAACCAAGGCAAATCACGGTTACTGGAAATAATATCACCTCTTATTCCGATCTTAAGAGGCTTTGTTTCTTCTGAACCTCTCGGAAAAAACGCCAAAGGATATCGTTGCAATAATATCGCTTCAATCGCCGCGATTCGATTCCACAAGGTGTCCTTCTTACTCATTTCTCTTTTTCCTCTTTCCTTTGCGTTCTTGCGTTAAAATCTTCCGATAAGATTTCCAATCAAATGTAGGTCTTATTTCTGCCAACGTTGAATCTCTGATCAGATCATATGGCGTTGGCTGATATCGTCTCCATTTTCTTTTTCTCGCATTACCCATCCAGAGTCCTGTAACTGAGTTCAGATTACGTATCTGTCCCAACTACCCCCAAACCCCCATTGGAACAGAGATGTCCCGCAGGAAGGTCTGAGGGTTAGTTCGGATGCCTCTGTAACTTGAGACGAGTTACTGTAGAGCCACCCCGGGGGCCTCACGGCTTACCCATCCTGATAGTTTACCTAGCCTCCGACACACCCCAGGAAGGACTAAACCTCACCCCGCGCCGCCTGCCCTCGCTAGGAAGGCCCCGACGCACGAATGCGCCCCGGCCAAGATGGCAGGAACCCGGTGATCGGTTTGGGGATTGAATTGGGCGAGGTTGACGCAAGGCGATATATTGCCTATGTCAATTTGCAGGCCGTTAGGCCCGCCCTCGTCCGATCTCCCGCGAAGAATCATCGGACAGTTTACAACGGCCCCGGCTTCAGCCCCCGGGGTCGTTTTCATTTGTGGACCGAATCTCGGCCGCTGTCGAATCCTTTGTCGCTAGTCCCCGCTATCAACATCACAGCATGGATTCCTGTTTCGCTGGCTTTGGTCGTTCGATGAACATGTCAGGCTGTTTCAGTGCCTCAGTGATTCGCCGACATGCGATATCGAAATAACGTTCCTCAATCTCGATCCCGATAAACTTGCGCCCGAGCTTGACGGCGGCAACGCCTGTGGTGCCGGAGCCCATGAATGGATCTAGAATTGTCCATCTGCGTTCAGTTTTCTGCAGAAGCTCGATCATAACGGCTACCGGCTTTTCGGTAGGATGGTTTTCGTTAAGGTTGTGATTAAACCCGACTGAGGTATAGAGAACCGATCGCGTGCGAGTTCCCGCCCATCCGCTGCCGAGCACATAAATTTCCTCTGTGCTAGGGAACCACGGCATGGATAAATCCCCCATCCCAACTGTCCCTTTATCCCAGATCAGAACCATTTTTGTACTGGGAGGCTTGGGAACTTTCCATGATCCGAATATCAATGCACGACCATCCCCTATTCGATCAACGAGCCAGTCCCGAATAACCGGCGTCGCATCATTGGCGATGGAGATTTTCTTGAATTTGTTGTTCCACCCGCTGCTAAAGGAAACGCCATACGGCGGATCAGTCACCACCGCATCGACCTTACCAAGCGTCGGCAAAACTTCGCGACAGTCGGCATTGTAAAGGATGATGCCCTCTGCCAAGTTCTCAATTCGGCTCATTTCAGCGCTCCCGCGTTCAGTTTCGGTATCCGCATCGGCTTCATTCCGCCACGGAGCCGCGCGAGCAGATCGGCCGCAGACGGCCCGGGCGGGGCTGGCGTGGGCACCGATGCGGCAATCTCGGCCGAACCATTCATGGTCACGCCTTCAGGCTTAGGCGACAGGTGACGCGCGCTGGCCCGTAGATCGCATCCCAGAAACTTCCGGCCAGTCGCAACGCAGATGTCAAGCACCCCAAATCCTCCCGCACACGGATCAACCACGATATCACCGACCGATGTCGTCGCCTCGATCAGCCGCGTCATCAGGTTTGACGGTTTCGCATGCGGGTGGCCCTCCGGCTTTTTCTCCGTCCATGAATCAGCGATGCTGTGATCGGTCCATACGTCTTTCGCCCGAATCGGCTGTTTCTGCACGATCAAAAGATATTCTGTCGTACAGCGTGCCCGCCGGCCCATCCCGATCCGGGCCTTGTTCCACGCGATCAGGTCCACAATCTGGAATGATGACATAAAATGGAAATATCGCAGATGCCGGCCTGATCCGATCGTGAACTTATCCGTCCAGAACAGCAGGTGTCCCGATGGCCGCAATATCCTTTCTGCCTCATCAATAAATCGTGATATCTCTTGATCGGTCATTTGCGGGAGGGCAGATCGTTCCGATTGCCGCTCGCCCTCGTTCCCATATTTCAGCTTATCAAGGATGCCGCGATATTGGGGGTCCATGACAACAAGTGCCGCTGATTCGTCATTGATCGAGCGCAACAGATCAAAGCCGTTCATCCTTTGGGCAATATCGTATTTCATTTTCTCGCAAATTCTCCAAAGTACTGACGCGCTGCTGTTTCATATGCAGCACCAGCCCTCTCCTTGGTGTCAAAATATCCAAGATGAATATTCTTTTTTTCGACTTGAATCTGAGCAGAAAACTTACCAGTCCTGTAAAGTCTAACTCCCTTTATTCCGGTCGAGTTAGTTTTTCCTAAAGTTTTATTAGCGCCATTCTGGGATTGTGTCGCAAGACGGAGATTCGACCATCTATCGTCATTCCTTGTAAGATTTTCATGATCAACTTGGTGAGGTGGCCATTTCCCAGTCATGTAGAACCACGCCAAACGTGCTGATGGGTAATTTCTGCCGGCTATCTTAACCATCCAATAGCCATTGAATTTATTCAGATGACCAGCACGATCATTTATCGCCATCTTTCCAATCTTAATAATCCAAGTCCATATTCCGGTCGCCGGATCATATTTTAGAGATCGGATCAATTCGTGGTGGGTGATCATTCTGCCGCTTCCTGCAGGCTGATGAGATCAGTGCGCAAACCACCGTATATTGCGATCAGGATACTTTCAGCGCGGTTGTGAAAGCCCTGCACGTCGCTGACGACGCCTTTCCTGGTCTTGGTCGGAAGCCACTGGCGAGCGCTCGGACAGAGTTCCACAGCTCTTGCAATAGACTGGCTCTTGTTCTCGCCGATCAAATTCAAAGCTCGTTTCCAAACGGTTGATTGGATATAGACCGTATCGATTCCAAACAAATCAACGGTATTTTCAAGCGCGCCAGCCGCACGAAGATAGCGCCCAGAGCTTGCGCTTCCCATGGCTCTCCGGTTGCCGAATTTATCTGGAATCGACGGCATCGTATTTGCGTTTTCCACGTAGGCAAGGTGCGGGTCCATCTTTTCTAACCAATCAAAGAATGCTTGGCCGTCGATTCGCTTTGCCGTTTCCTCTCCGCGCGTAGGTATATCCAGTACACCCAAAATTTCAGGAACCTTTGCCCCGTCTGCATATCCGAAGACTGCCGCCGTAGCGCTTGCAAGCCCGGGATCAACGCCAAGCACACGAATCACTTTGCTCATATATTCCCTCTCACAAAAATGCCCAAGGATCACGCGGCTCCTTGGGCATTTTCGCTTTTATACTCTGCAGCGCATAAAATAAGTTAGGCCGCGTTGCTCTCTTCGTCCGGTTCCGGCGAAGGCGCATTCGGTCCCGGAACGATCG